AACACGCAACACAGTCAGCCCAGCCCTCAATACTATCTTCAGGCTTATATACCTTTTTACCTTTTGTGGTCGCAGCAACTTTAGGTAATTTCTTAACATGTTTATGTTGTACACTAAATCCAACACCGCACCCGCAGAGTAATAAATACATTGCCTCTTGGAATGCAGCGGGGCGATCAATATATCCAAAGGAACAGTTATATACCTTTGCGTTATGCTTGAAGATTGGGTCTCCACCAAACTGAAGGAGTCGTTGAGCACCTAAAACTCTTTTTTTCCGTACTTGGAGCTTGGCGAATTCAAATTCTTTCTTAAACTCGTCATTCTTTAAAGCTTCTGCGTATTGAGTAGCATGCATATCAAATACTCTTTCTACCATTTCGTCCCAGGTTTCGCGCCGTTGCTTTTCGGGCAAATACTTTGCATACTTTGCGTATGTGGTGTAGTCAGATAGTGCTTTTAAACTCATAGGAATATTATTTATATATTATACGGGCAAAATATAATTTTTCCCGCAATAAAAAAAAGTTATAAGGGCCCGTCTACTTGTTGGTGTTATACAAGTTGAGTTTTTTTACTATAAATTTTACAATTTCGCTTCTTACGATATCTTCTTCGGTAAGATAAAAGACATGTACCCCATGTTGGCGGCTAAGGTCGTCATTAAAAATATTGCACATTTTATCAAAGCCGGATTTACCATTTATATCTGATTGCATAGGATCCCCGCAGATAAAAAGCTTACTAAAATGGCCTACCCGTGTCAAGAGAGTGGTAAGTTCTTTCTGGGAAGAGTTCTGAGCCTCATCCATAATAATACCCTTAGCATTCCAACTTAATCCTCTGAGATAGCCAGTGGGCTTACCTTGAATACGCTTCTCTTTTTGAAGATTATTTATATCGGATGTATCCAACATCTCTTCGAGTTTCTCCATTAATGGCTCTAGATAGGGTGAAAGCTTTTCTGTCGCGTCCCCTGGAAGAAATCCCATTTTATTATCACTACTTTCTACTATACTACGGATATAAATTAAATCACTTACCTTTTTTAAATTCATTAACTCTAGTACAGCAAGAGTTGCGAGAAAGCTCTTACTACTACCGGAAGGTCCTGAGAGAAATACTATCTTAGTGTTATTATCTAAGGCTATTCCGAGAAATTCTTTTTGTCGGATTGTTAAATCCGGTCGCTGCTTTATTAGGATTGGCCTATTTAGTTTTTCGTTTTGGTGTACTATAAGACTAGTGTCTTTAGTAGGATGTTGAGAGTTAGGTTTAGACGGACGCTTTTTTTTGCTCATCTAATAATACTTACAAGAGCCATAAATATAATATATGCTATTTAATAACTTTGATACAAAGGTGCAATCTCTATTAAAAGAGTTCACTGAGACATTTCCGGTAGAAGTACAGGAAAAGAAAGGCGCTCGTTGTACTAAAGTGACAGGGCAGACATCTTCTACCCGAGCAGATAAAAAATATATGCGGTGCGCGAGAGTGGGCGGAACTCTAAAAAGAGTGCACTATGGCGATCCGAACTTACGTATTAAGAAATCAAACCCTGCGCGGCGCAAATCCTTCAGGGCTCGCCATAAGTGTTCTACCGCTAAACCAGGTACGGCAAAGTATTTTAGCTGTAAGAACTGGTAACGCGTTAAAAATAAACAAAAAAAACCCTAGTATTGCTACTAGGGTTTGTAAACTAACTATGGATACTTTTATCCGGATTTTACAAGAACACTGATTGGGTACCTGGAACGAAGCTTGTGCCGAGACCAGTTACGATAATCAAGTGGTAATACAGAGCTGCGCCAAAGATATGATCAATGACACCATAACGGGTCATTAAACCAACTCTTGGGGCGAAGTCATTAGGTCCGATTGTGCGTTGTACCATTACAGGGATGTAAGGGCAATACACGATACCGGTATCATAATACTCTGTACCCTTATAACCTAGAAGAGCATATTCAAGAGCTGCAGCGCGGGTGCCGACTTGATATTGTGCTTCTGTGCGGGTATCACGGTAAACATTGAAACGACCGCCAACGGTACCAACTTTCGCGATACCAACTGGTTGTGTGTTTACGTTACCTTGTACTGAGAACCATTGGAACTCAGGTAGCATTTCTAACATTGCGCAGACGCGAGGAGTAGCAACGATGAAGTTAGCTGCACCACGGCGATTGCGGATAGCAACGCGATTAGCTTCAACGATAACCTTGGCATAGAAGTCACGGTTACGTTCACCTAACCAACGGCCATCAGCTGAAACTGGTGACCAGACTGAATATCCTTGACCGAAGCCAGCATTGATAGCTACTTGGCACATACGGATAATCATTTCGCGGTCGATTTCAGCTTGAATTTCATAACTCATAGCATTGGTGAGTTCGTTATCGATATCGATACCGTTCATGTTCTTGAGATCTTGCTCAAGTTCTACTGACCAACGAGCTGCTAAACGACGGGTACCAGCTTCAACAGCTGTCTTTTCGAATGCAACAACCATTTGTGGGATGTTACTTGATAATTCGAAATTAGCTAAGAGATTAGCTACACCTTTATCGCTTTGGACCATTGGGAAGATATCAGATCCTGTTGCGCCGGTTGCACCAGCTGATAACCAACTTGCTGATGTACCAGTGAATGCGGTATTGAGATAGTTCCAACCTGCTTCAGTGCCATCGGTAGCAACTGTCCAACCCTGTGGGGTATTGGAAGAAGCACCGTAAGCGCCGTCTGGGCTTGTTGAACCTAATGGATCTGATTCGTATTTATAACGAAGTGCAAACGCGAGACCAACTGGACCACTCATAGGTTGAACGCCAACGATTTCGTTGGTGATCAATTCTGGGAAGGTACGGCGGATCATCGGAATGAGGATCTTTGGAAGACGAGCATCGCCAGAAGCATAGAAGTCGCTTGATGGCTTGCCACCGAATGAAGAAGTGGTGCCGAAAGCGCCACCTGTCGATGCAGTGTTACTAGCTTCGTTTAAGCACCATTGTTCTTGATTTTCAAGAAGAATAGCGGTATTTAAACGTGTATGGTCGTCCTTAATAGCTGCTGTTGTCTCATCAGCATGATCGAGCAATGGGGCCCACTTTTTGAGAAGGCTCGAAGCACGATCTTGATTGATGTAAGATTGTGAGGGTTTGACTGATTTCATATTATTATATTTTAATAAACTAACTAACTCAAGTACTTAAACAGTACTTCAACGATTGAAATTATACTTATAAAAAAAGCCCCCAGAAATGGAGGCTTTTGTTAAAAAATCTGATTTACTAATTAATACGCTTTCTTAGTAAACTCTGTAACATAGGCTTTAGAAACAAAGTCTGACCCATCATGCTCTGCAGATGAATATGACTTAGATTCATTTACTACCTCGTCTTGTCTTGTAACATCTGCACCCTTTGTTTTAGGTTGTGCGGATTCTCTAAGAGTCTCGATTTCATTTTCTTCTTTCTTATCATATAAATCGGAAACATAGTTAAAGTTCTCTGTAATTTCTGTCATTTTCTTTTCAGAAAGAACGCGGACCATGTATTCTTTTTTACTAGAAGGGAAGTTAGCAAGTTTCTTTTCTAAAAAGATTTGTTTTTCAGCTTTTTCGGCTCTTTCTGTTACTAACTTAAGTTGCTCAGCAGTTTTCTTAGTTTGTTCAACTGCTTCGTCGATTTGGTTCTTACCATCGACAAGAGCTTCTTTAATACTCTCGTTTACAAATTGATCGCTAAGACCAACTAAACGTTTTACTTCATTGACGATCTTACGGGAACGAGCATTTTCAGTAGCTTCTTTAATCTGCTGGGCAGGAATTGCTTTGTCAATGTAAAGATCAATATAATTAGAAAGCTGCTCGACTAATGTACTCTTAAATTGAGTTGCTTCATTACTGAGAGCGTTTTCATAGAGCTTTACTAATTGTTGTAACTTAGTGCTATGCGCTTCGTCTAATGACTCTAAAGCATGCTGAAATTTAGCTGAGTGAGACTCATCGATACGCCCTACAATCTTGTCAAGCTTTTCAGTGTGGTCAGCGTCAATAGCTTCTAAAACCTTTTGGAGTTTATCAGCATATTCTTCATCTTGTTTAATCAAAGCTGCTTCAACAGCTAGCTGCGTTTTGCTATCAGCTTTCTGTTCGACAGCGGTGGAGATAGCCTTAAGCGTTTCCTCAGAAAGGAGATCTTTAGTAGCTTCTTTTAAAAGAGTGGTAATGTCTTGGCTCATATATGTTGTTTATACTTATAAAGGTTAGTAGTAAAAATCAGGTATAAATCCTGTTTTTATTAATTATTACCTTTCGAGGTTGAAAGGTTTTGATTGGCGACTGCAATCCGTTGTTTAATTTTTTCGTTAACCACAGCAGCTAAAGCATCATTTGCTTGCTTAAACTTGTTGTTAGTTACGTGGGATACAAAACTAGCGATGTTTTTTTGTACGTTCATATTATTTTATTGAGTTAATAAAGAGGATAATTTGCTCTCTTAAATAGAGATCAACGTCTTTGCGTGGTAATGAAGATAGTTTATTTTCAAAAATATCATAAACTTCCTCAAAGCGGCCGTCTTGCTTGATAACAAAATTTTTAGATTCTAATATACCATTAACAAATGCCCCAGGAGCTGAAGGATCTGCTACAGCGTCAATTGTGATAAGCTTCATATTACTGACGTGATTGACCCCGCTCTTCTCTTCTAATTGACCGAGCGCTCTTGAGGACATACCCATCTTAACACCATCTCTAATTAAAGACTTCATTACCTCGCCAAGTGGGGTGCTGAGTACTTTACTCTTGCCTCTAACTACATTACCTTCCATTTTTAATTCAGTAATAAGATGGCAAGCACGTTCGCTGTTAACTGTTGCACTTTGAGGATGCTCGAGTTCTCCTAAAGCGCGGTTCTTTGAAACGAACTCTTCATTATAGCGCTTAACTTCCTTTTCCATTTCTTCTTTACTATAGATACGGTTATTGCGATTTTTTTCATCGGCTACCATATACACGCCAGTTACATAGAGATTTGCTGGCTTGTCTTTATTACCTTCCTCAATAAGAAAGTCGAGACTTTCATCAATAGGGGTTTGAGTTATGAGCTTAAGAAGCATTTGTTTATAATATTTATGCTAACTCTGGCTTTTTCTATGATATCTTATAAAATAAAGAGTGATCAAACCAAAATACTCGATTTTAATCCCTACCTATAATCACTTGGAGGATTGTTTAATCCCTTGCTTAGAGAGTATTATAAAGTATACTAACCTTAATGATAAGGAAGTTATTATAATAGCAAATGGGTGTGTAGATGGAACAGTACCATACGTTTTATCCTTACAATCCCAGTATCCTACTATTAAACTTATAAACGTTCCAGAGGCTGCTGGTTATACTCATTCCACCAATCTAGGACTATCTCTTTCAAGAGGAGAAAAAATAGTGTTTCTTAATAACGATACTATATTGCTACCGCAAGAGAAAGATACTTGGATTAAATATCTTGAAATGCCGTTCGAAGATCCTATGGTAGGGGTAACCGGTCCGCTCAAATTAACAGCGGATGGTACTAACTTTGAATTTATAGTATTTTTTGTTGCAATGACTACCCGTAAGGTCTTTAATGAGGTAGGCTTACTTGAAGAAGCATTCTCCCCAGGTGGGTGCGAAGATATGGACTATGCATTAAGAGCACACTTAAAGGGATATAGAATTGCAGTAGCGGGCGAAAATATGAGATTACTAGAGGGCGGTAAAGCTTTTACTGGTTCTTTTCCTATATATCATAAAGCAGAAGGTACTTTTGACCATATACCCTCTTATAAACAAAGCTTTAAAGCAAATATCTTAAAACTACACAGTATGTATCCTCAATTTGTAACACATGAACACAGATAAAGTAACCGCGACTGTCTCTACAAAGGGTAGGTATCATAGTACGTTCCCTTTAGTATTAACTTCTTTAGCTAATCAAACTCTTAAGCCATCTAGGCTTATTATATATGATGACAATGATGAGCTTGAGGATTTAAGAGAAAACGAAATATATAAAAACCTATTTACATTGTTAAACAGAGTGGGTATTAATTGGGAAGTTAAGCTAGGTGGCCGTAAGGGACAGATACATAACCATCAACAAGCTTTAAAGGATGTAACCTCAGAATGGATCTGGAGGCTTGATGATGACAACGTAATGGAAACTAATACTCTACAAGAGTTATATAATTATGCTATTAGTGATAACAAGATTGGCGCTGTAGGTCCATTAATCTTAGACCCTAAAAGCGATATAAAGCATTCTATGGCTTCTAATAAAATGGAAGATATATTTTTAGGGCTCAATATACAGTGGTGTAATGTAGATTTGCATCAGTTTATAGAGGTAGATCATTTGCAAGGTAGTACGTTTTTGTTTCGAAGAGAAGCTGCTGCTCATGGTTATGACTTAAGATTGTCTAAAGTGGGCCATAGAGAAGAGACTATCTTTACCTATGAAATGAAGCGTGCTGGTTGGAAGCTAATTGTTTTAACTGGAGTCAAGACTTGGCACATGCGATATGGTGCTGGTGGTATCCGTAGTCAGAACAATGCGAAGTTGTTTGAAGGAGATGAAAAAATATTTCACGAGTATCTTAGAACGTGGAAAGTTAATATTACAAAAGTAAAAATTATTCCTCTTGATTCGGGTATAGGAGATCATTATGCATTTAGGTCTATATTACCCTCTATAAAAACCAAGTATAAGGATCATACTATTGTTATAGGCGCATGTTACCCTGCAGTATTTGACAAGGAAGAAGGGGTAAAGATTATTAGTCTAGCTGAATGCGCATCATTCGTAAAAATAGAAGATTATAATCTATATGCTTGGATGGACCGTAATAATTGGAAGAACTCTTTAGCAGAAGCTTACAAAAAAATGTACACATCATGAAAACAATTATTATAAGTCCGTTTGCACAAAACTTACGTAATGGTAAGGAAAACTCTAAGAACTTTCCCTATTGGATAGAGCTAGTTAAGTTAATGAAAGCGGCTGAATTTAATGTAATACAAATCGGCTCTAATAAAGATAAACCAATTGAAGGAGTAACTGAGTTTAAACAGAACCTCTCGTTTGAACAGATTAAAGAGCTTATTAATACAGCTGATACATGGATTTCTGTAGATAGTTTTCTGCAGCACTTAAATCATTATTACTCTCGTAAACAAGGTATTGTTATATTTGCACAATCAGATCCTCGTATATTTGGATATAATGAGAATGCTAATATGTTAAAGCACCGGTCTTACTTGAGAGATAAGCAGTTTTGGCTCTGGGAACAGACGGAGTATGATAAAAATGCATTTGTTACAGCTGAAGAAGTATTTAATACATTATTAAAAGTATTAGAGCTAAAGTAAGTAATAGACGGCATGTCTACTAATACTACTGCACCTTCGGCCTTTCTATCTACTAATCTTAACAATAGAATTGTAAGCTATGACACTCTTGCTGAGCGTATATTCTTTCAGCTTGGTGCACCTGTAATTAATCTTGAAATAGCTTGTAATGCTGCGTATGATGCGATTGCTTATGCAATTGAACTATATACTAAGTTTACTCCAGGTACGGAAGAAATAGTAGTATTCGATAGTAGTTTATATACCGCAGGTAAGGGTATAAAGATGGACACTCTTATTAATAATGTGTTAAACCCGGAACTATCAGCTGTAGGCTCTACGTTTCAGTCGGGGTATGATAGTGATTTTGAATCTTGGAGAAAAGTTATCGAAGTTACCTCGTTCAATGTGGGTACTAATAACGGCGTTAATACACTCTTTACTATTGAACAATCAATGGCTCAACAAATGCACTTTGCCTATTCTTTAGGGAGTAAAGCATTTGACGTTATATCTTGGCATATACTTAAAGATTGGCTAAAGACCCGCGAAAAAGTATTTGCACAACAACCTTATTTTAGATTTGATCCGCGTACTCAAGTATTACGTATCACGCCTGATCCAGGCTTGATTAACACGCAAGGTACTTCTAGATATTGGGCCGCCGTTAACTTAAGACTCGAGCGCCCAATTAAAGATTTAGTTAAAGAGCGTTGGGTAATGGAATACGCTAAAGCGCTATTTAAAATTAATATTGCTAACACTCGTGGTAAATTTCAAGGCACTCAATTGTTTGGTAGCGGTACGTTACAATACCAAGAGTTAATGCAGCAGGGTACTACAGAAAAGAAAGAGTTAGACGATCAATTGCTTGGAGGGAAGCAAGAAGATCAAGAACCCGCTGGGTTCTTTATGGGGTAAGTTAAGCTCCTGGTAAAGCGCTTGGTGTAGCGCCTGCCGGTTCTGGAGCTGCTGCTCCTGCTTCCCCACCCGCGGGAGCCTCGCCGCCTGCTGGGGCTTCTTCGCCCGCTCCTGGAGCTGCTCCAAACGATGGTGGTGCACCACCACCGCCTCCAGCTGGTGCTCCACCACCTGCAGCTGCAGCTCCGGCTTCTCCACCCGCTGCTATACCTTGACGCCAGTTAGGACCAGCATTTACAATCTGAGCAACTTCGAAGTTAAAAGCAGCATCTTTCTTTTGCCACTCTCTATTAATTTTAATCTCATCATCAGACCAGCCCATATACTTCTTAAGAGCATAGGACTTAGCTACTGCTTCAGTACTGACTAGGTCATTAAAGGTTTTAAACTTAAGCTCTTGAATCTGAGCCTCTCTTGCAACGTGGAAATATGAAGGAGGGTTAAACGAAAGGTGTACATCGCCGTCTTTAAGTTCGTATTGATCCCACAATCCCTTAAGCTTTAAGTGAGTGATAAAAGTATCTTTAAGTGTGGAAGCAAACTGACGTTGAAATCTAATAATAAGACGTGCAAACTTAAGTTCCTCTCTTAAGATTTCAGCTCCATCTGCATATTTTGATTCCGGGTCTAGTCTATTAGAAGGTACTCTTAAAGCCTTATATAATTTCTTTACAAAGTAATTAAGATCGTCAAGAGTACCTAAATTAGCCCCAGCGGGTAATGACGATACATCAGTACCACTACCATCGGGCCTCTTAGCAAACCAGTAACTATCTAGCATACTCTGTGGATCATATACGTTTACATTCTTACCTTGGTCAGAGTCGTATGTACGCTTAGACCAGTATGTCTGCATTAACCGTTTAATATATGCCTCTGCTTTAGGCGCAGGCAGGTTACCGACGTCAACTTTAAATACTAAACGTTCTGGGGCTCTTACTAAGCGATAAACTACAATACTATCTTCAATTAACGAGAGTTGTTTATATGCTCTACGCGCGACTTCAAGATAGGGTAAACGAATTGTCTTGTGTTCATTCCATACATGAGAGTGAAAGTAAGTTACTTGATGACGCTCTAAAGGAATTAACTCTTGCTTTGCATTAAAACGATTATTAGAAGATGCGTCAATAACAGGCTTGCGCAAGATAAAGCCCTTAATGAGCATGTTCTGTACGTTATCATATACAGGATTAATATGCTCGGTAGGTACTTGTATGACTCCTATAATACCTGCTTCTTTTTTAGTTTCATTAATAACGTTTTCGAAATAAAGCTCAGCATCAATCAAGATTGATCTAAAATATTCGAACCCTTTATTGTCTATATTAAAGTGCTCAACTAATTGATTAAAATTCTTTTGAATTTCTTTAACAATAACTTCATCTTTCCCTTCTGCTAGCGTTAATGTTACGTATTTGCCTTTATCATCTTTAACCAGCATTTCGTCGCAAATTTCATCTAATGCATGACTAATTTCTGCATAAGATGCCATAATACGATAATCGGATAAGCGTTTAGGCTTATCGGTATCAATTAAAGCATATAAATAATCATGATAAGCTTTATTAACTACAACACCCTCTAGAGAAGGTAAACCTGGTTGATCTGAAGTAGATACAGCTTGTTTATATACTTTATCTTTTTGAGAGCTACTGACTTGATGGAACGTATCAAACTTTGGATTTAACTCTTTTGCTGTTTGAGTACCTGCCGAATAAGGTAGCTTGTTTACAAAGTTGTTAAAAGCCTTAGTAAAGAAATTAGGTTGTATGTCGTCGGCCATTTAGATATATTTACAATAGAAACGTTTATTATAAACTGTTTTTAGAGTTATGCAAACCATTTACCTATTAAATAGTTTGAACTAGCGGATACTTCAGAATAGGTTAATACTCTACTGTAAATTAAAACCTCGTATATATCTCCTGCAAAAAAACCATCCCCACTTTCTAAGCCACCAATACCATAATATCCTTGGGCTTTAGTTGATGTAAAAGTACCGGTTGCTGAAGTGTTAGTATAAAATGTGCCCGAGGTGTCTGGGTTAACAGACATTCCTATAACGTAAGGCGTATTTATATTCATAGCGCTAGTTGTTGCTGTTGTTACAGTATTTCCATACGTACCCCAGTTGTTAAACCCTCCCACATTATTATTGTTGGTTATGGACAATAGGGTTACACCTCGTACTCCTTTGCCGGTATTATTAAACGGTAAACTAAACAACCCTTGCCACAAATTATTATAGCTAGGGCCAGTACGCTTAGCAGCTATTAACACTGTCATTGAGTCATAGTTTAAGTAATCATTAAAGTTACCAGGAGACAGATTACCAGTAAATAAACGTATAACTGGCTTATTACTAGCAGGGCTTGCGCTAGCAGCTACATACATACTATAACCAGCTGAGCCGTACCATGGTTTAGAGTTTACTTGATCAGGTATAAAAGCATCTAGTAAGGTTTGATTGTTACTAAACCCAGAAAGTAATAGTACACTTGCATCGAGCTGATTAACTAAACCATTTGTAACAAGCGCCATATTATGTTACTTGTATGCCCGATATATAAGGATATTGGGTAGTTAATTGAGTGTTGTACGAGCCAGTTGTGAGCTTTGTGTACCCAGCATCGTTTATTACAATTATATCAAAGAAGCCAGTTGCAGATGGGGCCGGGTATGTGACGATCATTTTATTATCGCTTTGTACATAGTATTCGAGCGCTGGTATGACTCCTGAAAGAGCGGGATAGCTTGCAGAAAGTGAGGTAGATGATAAAAACGGGTTAATAGTATAAGTAGCAGCGCTCACTACCCCAAACATATTATTATTACCGCTAAGATATACGCTATTTGTATAATCGTACATATTACCATATAATTCTACTGTGCCTGAAAGAGATCTTGGTGTTAACCAGCGGCTGGAATAAGGTATTTGTGGTATAGCAGAAAGTACAAACGATTCAGTTGTGGATGGATCTGTAAGGTAATCTATATTTTGTAAAGTGGGAGTGCCGGAAACAGAATAAAAATTACTATCAATTTTAAATATTCTTCCAACCGGATTAGCATCAGCTTTAAATAACCACCCTTTAATCGTAAAAGAGGTATCACACGCCACTCGTGTAGGTTGTGTTGGTGTTTGATCTGTCGGGTAGGTCATTGCTAATGTCCCGTTCCAAAGCACTTCTGATCGAATTTCTAAACCAGGCATACCCTCTCGAGTCCAGGAAATAATAAAATAAGGATCACTATATGGAACAAAGTTTGTTAAGATCTGATCCATATCAGACTGGAACTTAGTTAATATAGAAACTGACACTTCAATATTAATTGGAACTGGCTGTAAATTCTGATTAGCGGTTGATTGATTATAAACCGAGGTAGTATTATCAGTCCAGTATTGACCCACTATTTTATTAAACACTCGACTTTGATCTCTACTGATACTACTAATAAAGAATGCTATCACTGGCAAAGTTAAGTGTTGTGCTTTATCTACTAAATCAAAAAGCACTCTTTGTTTGGGCGCATACACATACCGTACTCCAACATTATTTCCAGGCACTCTATTAATATCATAACGCTTTACTATCGCTCCATCAAAAGCTTGGAGGAATTGGGTTAATAAATCCTTTACCTCCCAGTTGTACGTATATTTTTGCACACCTATACTTATACAATACGATCTAAGAAGTGTTTAGGTAGTATCTTCTTATTATCAATAATAGTATTAGCTGATAACCCATCGAGGATATATGTAACACTTTCGTCTTCTGCGCTTCTAGTACATCTACCACAAGCCTGTACAAGGGATATTAACATCTTCATTTTATACCAGCTAGAGTCTTCCTCAAAGAGTTTCTTTATCCGTTTACTCGCTAAAGAGGGGTAGGGTAGCTTAATTACAATCTGCCACTTGCCAGAGTCTCCTTTAAGGTCTAGCCCCATAGTTAAGGATGGACTTATCAGTACAGTGTCGTCTTTACGCAAATTGTGCTCCTTAATAATAGTCTCGTTCGTAGTACCCTCTTCTCTACATAGATAACGCTTACCTTTAAGTCTTTTCTGGACCGCTTGGGTAATAGCAAATGAGTGGGTATGAATAATACCTTTCTCTCCTTTATGACTATCTGCTAATGTGTTAGCGATTTCGACTATTTGTGGTAAGTTCTTATCCAACGTCTTATAGTTTAGTGGGAACTTAGTATGACAATAAATAGGGCTCTTTTTAGGGTCAAATGTAGATTCGATCTCAACATATTCGAAATCTTTAATACCAAGAGTTTTGGCGAAGATATTCTTATCTACAATAGTAGCACTCATTAATACCACCACATCAGCAAAGTCAAACAAGCAATGACTGAGCGCGTCAATTTTTAAAGGAGTAAATGTAGCACGCTCAGCGTCTTTCTCTATGATATATTGAGTTTTATCCCAATAATTTATAGTATGAATGATAGACTCATAAAGATCTTTTCTCCCTTGCTGCATAATAAGCTCCATCTTATTATTCTCGTAGCGGGTACGGTTCGAACGGGAATCTATAACCTCTTTAATAGAGTTAGCAAGATCGGTAAGCCAGCCCATTGCTTTAGCAGGAGTTTCAGACGTAAGCTTAGTAAACGGAACATCACTCTGAGTTAACTTACGATAATCAATAATCGTAGAAAAGTTCTTTACAATTTCATCTTCAAGCTCAGAGCATTCATCTGCAACAATAATTTCACGCCGCTTTAAATGATCAGGCAGATTAAAAAAAGAGGCATAATTGAGCACCGTAAAGCGTTCAATTAGCGCATCATTACGAGACTCATAATAAGGGCACCGGTGCTCTTCCCAGCAAGACTTACGAAGACTTTGAGAGATAACACAAGGTGCCATATCAACAGTAAAACTTTCATCTACATCGCATTGGTAGTTACTCTTGCCTTTAAAAACCGATGATTCGTTAAAGAGTGCTTTATACTGATTCTGAAGTGCCTTGGTAGTAGTCAAAGCAAACAGACCGTGAGGTTTAAACTTTTGCATCGCTCCCTCATAGTCTTCATCGAATGCGTGATAGTTAAAGACTAGGTTTCTGTATTCAGTTTCACACTCATTAGTAATATTAGAGAGCGTCTTACTAATAAAAGACTTACCAGAACCAGTAGGTGCTTGTACAATAATAAATTTTGTACCTTTATTAATAGCTGCTTCAATATCGAGCAGTCCTTTTACTTGGTGCGGTCGCGGAGTAAAGCCTTGAGGAAAGTATTCGATTAGCGGCTTAGAGAGTATCATTAGCGTATATTGTACGCTATAACTTGATTAGTTCAAGGCTGTAATAGAGAGTATAGTGTTATAAAACTTACAATTTTTAACTCGCGATGTAGATTTTAAATTAATAAGCAAATCATAATCATGCTCAGCTAAAGTACTTAAAGTATAATCAAAAATTAGCTTGCCGTTAATATTTTTAATTGCGTAAGGAAACGGAATTTCAAACGTCTCTTGTTTCTTTTCAGTTATCATAACTAAAGACAGATAACATCCAGAGAGCTTAAAGTTAACTAATTTACCTTTTTTATAGGGTTTATTTTTAAGTGTAAGCTGTATAGTTTTCTGAAACAGCTCTTTAAAGTTAGTATCGAGTTTGAGTAGCATTTTATTTATCCATGAACTGCTCTTTGTCAGTACCGGACATTCTACTTAGTACCTCACTGAAATACTTCCAGAACTCTTCTGGTGGGGTAGTTGGTATAACGCTTACTACATCAACGGATTCAGCGGGAACTAAGCGGTAGTCCTGCATAAAGATATCCCATGTTAATACCAATCCCTTTTGGGTAGGGTTAAATTTTAAGCGTCCTGATGCTGGTCTAAAGTTTAGGGCAGTCTTACCCGCCGCGCTATTTAAAAGCATTCCATCGTTAGTAGCAAGCATTCTTCTAGTAGGAGGCGAGCCTGCAATAGGGCGACGCCGCGAAAACCTAAGTTCCACGGCGTTTTTTTCTAAAAGCTTAGTAAGGGCTGATTGGGATACTCTCATTCTGGCTCACAAACTCCGAAGATACGATCTTCGTTTAAAAAGACGATGTGCTTAAGATTATTTATGTTGTTAGCCTTTAATCCGAACGTACTTGGAAATATAACATACTGACCAGCTTTCGTCTTAGCTCTTGGTCCAGCGAGAAGTACCTTTGCAACTCTCCAAGCTTGCAATGCGGTATGGATAGGAACCCAAATACCACCTCTATTAATCTCAGTACCGTCTGCACTAATATCAACGAATTGACACATTAAAATATCATCTAGTACTTTAGTGAGCTTCCAGCCAGTAAGATTAAGATCGCTATTAGTATAATCTTCAAGTCTTACTATACCTTTATTGGTATCAGTACCAACATCTTCGAATGCTTGGAAGGCTTTTTCACGGTCAGCCTTGCCCATATCTTTTGTTGCTTTTTCGAGTTCGCGTTCACTTTTTTTCATTTGGTAATTGTAGGTTAAATTGTTCTATATATTGACTTACCTCGCGAGAGGAAATTTCAAGGCTGTTAGCAACCTTAAGCACGGTTTCTTTGTTCTTTGTTACTAACTCAGTATCTTTCTTTTTCTTTATATAAGATATACGCTTAAACTTACAGGGAGGGAGCACTCCGTGCATATAATTAAACCAAAGCTCTTTATCGTCTAGTGCTGACCAGAGTCTATTACTGGTGCAGTTTATTAACGATGCAATTTGAGGAGAGTACATCGAGCACCAACGCTGTACCATATACGGTACAAACTCTTCACTCTCCTTAATATTGCTCGTATCAGGGCCTTTAGTCTTATAAAGAACCTTATTGATATAATCGAACATTAAACAATAACTTTCGTCGTCGCTATAAAGATATTATCTACCATTTGGTAAAATTGCTCATTAACGGACTTTTGAAACTTCTCAGCTTGCTCTGGGTTAAGTTTAGTGCTAAATGCAAAAGCTGGCGCGCTTTTACCTGCAGTAATATTGACTCCAGTATGTCCTATAGCTACATTATCCTTAGAGTAGGTAATACTCACAGACGCTTTACCTTTTTGCTGCACGATACCACCCTGATTATGTTCAGCATGAACCATAATATCGTCTCCCTTCATTTCAATAGGCTTATTAATTATCTTATAGAGAGTATTAGCGATTGCAGTATTGAATAAGCGCTGAAAGCAAACTGCTCCGAAGGGATCCAGGTTAGGAATCTCCCAACAGAAATTAACCATAGACTCACTAAAGATATAATCTTTTTCAAGCGAGTCCTCAAGATCGATAAGATTAAGAGTAACCTCAACGGGGGCGATGAAAGAAACAATGTTACCAATAGGTAACACCCTATCGCGATAATACTTGTATGCAAAGCGTGTATGGATAAATGAGCCGTCATATATTTTTTGATCTGTAATAATCATTTGGGTATATTAATATAGCTTTTAATATTCTCCACTTTTAAATTTATTTAAAAACCAGGCTTCTCCTGCGAGCCATTCTTTATTATAGCTCCTGAGTCCAGGCGAACTATGCACTACGTCAATATTTGTAGTGCCGAGTTTAAGCTTTTTCTTATTACAGGTTAAACTAAAATCTATATCATAAAAATGTGCAATACATGGATTAGACTCATCAAATTTAATTCCTGCATCAATTATAGTTTTAACTTTAAACGCTAAGAATAAACCATCTAAAATAAGAACTCGTCCGGCTTTACCGAAATGCGTCTTAAAAGTACTATTGTTATTAAAATCCGCATGAGTGACTGAACCACTCTGGCTGTCTCGAGGGCACATAATATGCCACAAGCAAGGGGATTGAATAGCTGCATTACTACCTCCTGCTAACCCAACCACATCGTATTTTTTTAATGCTGCTTCTAGTTTTGTTGACCAGTTAGCATCCGTAATAACAATATCATCGTGACACAATATTAATGTATCCCCGAGCTGGGGATTGTTAGCTAGATACTTTACGAACTCATTATATCTTAAAGGTAGTGGGGTTTTATTGCTCCAACCACCTGTCCACCCAGCAAGATGTATATTAGCACTATTTAACGGGTGATACTTTCCTCGTGCTTTTGCTAGACTGATAGGCCCGTCTTCTTGTGAGCAAAAAAACAAATAAGGCTTCATTAGTCAACAATAATACTATTACGCGGAAGATTAGGAAACGCTTCTTTAGTCTGTTCAGCTAATTTAGGATTATCAAGCACCCCACCCTCAAACAAATAAACATTATCAAGCTTAATATCAACATCATTAATTTTCTTAGCAAGTTCAATCATTAGCTTGTCTTGTTTCGGGGTCCATTCTGCACAAATATCTGTGATACTTGAAAAGAGTAAAGCCTCTACGATTAACTGTTTTTCTTCTGTGGTAAGCTGTATACTCTTCATATAAGAGTTATAATAGCTTAATATCTTAATAAATCTACTTATTTGTAAAAGTTAACTATAATAGATGTAATGCTTGTTATAAAAGCCACGATAATTGCAGTTCTAAATTGCCACGACAGTTGGTTTTTACTGGTCTGTTCATTATGATTGCAGGTGACGTGAGCTTTTAATTCATTTATATCTTTTTTAATCTCTGCTTCAAGATGTATAATTTCGTTGCTTAGCGTTGCAACTTGTTGCATTAAGCTAGGTTGTCCGTTACCGTCGCGAATAAGTTTACTTAGACCTTGTAACTCGTTCTTAATGTTAACTATATCTCGGTTTATGTAATCTATTGCAGTGTTTCTCTCGGTCGGTGTTCTAGCCATAGGTTTATTTACAATATAAAATACGGAGAAACTGTCTTATAGTTAGAAATAGGCTTAATAGTTTCATATCCTTCTATATCATATACAACACCTTCTTTAAGTGTAGAGCTACCCTCGAAATGAGTAGAAGAGAAATCCCCGGTAGTAAAGTCCCCGAAAAGTGTACTAGCGCTTCTCGTTATAAAAGTCTTCTTACTTCGAATGTTATGGATCCATAAAGCAAATGTGCCTTTAAGTTCCTCTAGGGATTCATTAATAGTGGGCTTAATTGAAAGCATTCTAGGTATAATACAACTATCGGTCCTTTCTGTAAAATCATCCTCTGGAAAATACTTTGCTCCAAGTTCTTTATAATTACTGATAATGCCGTTATGAGCTACTACCCAGTCGCCGTAAAAAAACGGGTGGTTATTAGTAGGGTCAAAACTTTTAGTTTCAGTAGTAGGGCCACGAGAATGGTAAAGATAATAACTAACATTAAGGTTGGTGCAGATTTTAGGCCAACTTCCCTCTGTCTTAAATACACTCCATACTTTATCCTTGTTAGATAGAGTTAATAGTCCGGAACTATAAAAACCTCTATTGAGATTGTCTTGATAGAGCTTAAACGCTTGTTCTCTTTTGTTACTTCCGCTAATACCACACATTATATTACATTTATTATAAGTTACACACAATTATACTGACCCCAAGGTATAACTCGAGAGTATCCGATAGGATCAATAGTTTTATTATCGATAAAGGCTTTAATACGAGCCGAGCATGATACACACTCTCCGCAAGCTGGGTCAGTACCTTCATAACATGTATGGGTCTGCTTGAAGTCAATCTTCAGATCAATTCCCTTCTTAACTACTAGATCTTTAGAATAAGACATAAACGGTGCGTTTACCTTAATAGAGTTCTTACGATTAAGGTTAAACGTCTCGTTTACTTTGTTCAGAAAAAGAGACGTACAATCCCAATAGCCAGAGAAGTCGTCAGTTTGTACAGCGCCGTAATATAGATCTTGAGCGCCCAGGCTTTCAGCCCAGCCAGCAGCTGTCGTAAGTAGTAATAGGTTTCTAAAAGGTACATAGCTTAAAGGTTGTGCATTGCCGATATCATCTCGGGCTTTAGGTATAGATAAGGAAGCATTGGTTAGTGCAGACATTGTAGATATGTCTCTAAAGAAATCCATATTTATTATTTTATGCTCTCTTACATTAGCTGCTTGAGCTTGAAAACGAGCACACTCTACCTCTCTTATAATCCGCTGCCCGTAGTTAAAGGTTATTGCGAAAACCTCATCATACTTAAGTTCTTTAGCAACATAGTGTAGTAGTATAGAGCTGTCCATTCCGCCTGATAGTATAACGAGTGCTTTTGACATAAAGGTATTTTAAGCTATAACCGAGAAAACTCAAGTTGATTTAATAAATAATAGTATATATGTCTAAGTTTGCAAATTCATTTTTAAAGTCCCTCAACGAAGATACGGAAGGTAATGCCTTCACAGCCGGCCTTGCAAAGACTAAGAAGGGCGGCACTTTTAAAGTTGGAGGTAAACAAGTTAGAGACAATAGTGACTATGATGCTCCATTAACGAAAGAAGCTAAAGATAAGCTTCTTCTTGGCAAAAGCAAGCTTGCTGAAAAGAAAAAGACAATGAAAGAAGCTGCAGGCGATGTGCCAGCCGCTCCAGAAGGTGAAGATTCAGAAGCTTGGAAGAAGTCATTAGACAAAGGAACTAACCCAGCAGATTTTGATACAGCAGATAATCCTCAGCATGAAGTTGATGTGAGTGGAATTGCTGCAGCTCATGAATGGATTAAGAAGTTAGTTGAAACAGCTGAATTTGTTAATGGTACAGGCCCAGAGAGTCTTAACTCTCAAATCAATCAATTAGAATTAAAGAACTCAGTACCATTTCGTGGTGTTGTACGTCGTGAAGAGAAGCGCATTACTAAACTCGCAGAAAACCTTCGCGGATTAGCTGAAGTGCTCAAGTCAGTTGTTATTACTTCTGAAAAGAAAGTAAAAGACGCTACTAGCCCTCGCTAATCTCTTTTAACGCTTTAAACGTCTCTGGGAATAGCTTCTCGAGACGTTTTTTTATGTCTAGCGCTATATCTCTATGCTCTTTCTGAGTCTCAACTGCACAACGAAGATCAAGATAATGTATCCAGCTACGTAATGAGCCGGTCATATAAATAGTGGTTTGAGTATTAAGAGGTAGAATCATACGAGCACACTCTTTAGCAATGCCGCTCTGTATTAACATATCATATGTACTCTTAATGAGTGTCTGCAAATTATACACTGTACTCTTAAGATGCTCTTCAAGTTCAACGGGCTCATCTCCTACTTGACGGTTAGTAGTGCCTTGTTTACGCCACTCGATGCCCTCTAATTCAGTTACCTCAGCATAGCGTTGACTGAACTCTTGAAAGGTAAAAGACCGATGACGTAAAATTTGAGCCGCAATCGCTCTTGATGTTTTAATTTCGAATGTGCAAGATACATGCTCAAACGGACTATAATGCTTATGCTTAATAAGATACCGTAAAAGTTTATGGCCCGTTTCTACGTTCATTTGATTAGCAGGATTGCTAACTCGTGCAATATATACGATAAACCCCTCTGGTGTGAGAGGCTTATCAGTATAAAAAATTTCTGGTTGAGTGACTGCTACTAGCTTTGTTTCCATATTTATTTTTTAATAATTTTTTGTGCGGTAAAGGGACCGATTATTGTTAGGTATACTTCTGCGTCATACCATCCTTCCTGTTCGAGTTTATAATCTATATGATGATCTTCAAACACGTTTTTCATTTCTTCTGTCCATTTACCTTGAAATACATACGTACTCATTACCAAATCATCACAATCTTCATATTCTCTACACACTACCGTTTTTACTGCTTTTCTCGGTTTTGTTTTTACATATCCGCTTGCCCAACGGTAATGTTCTTCTACCGTAACACTTAACCCGTCACGTTCAAGTACACGAGTGAGTATTACGCTTTTCTTGTCTACAGGTTCTATTAAATACATTACTTTATATTTACAGAAGTATCAGGCTCCACATTTAACTTGGGAAAACTGCAACAAGCCTTTCATACCTGCATATAGGTGCTTTACAATAAAGTCCGATTTAATTTCATCTTTCTCTAGATGAACACAAAGATCATTAAGGTCTTTAAAACGCTCAAGACCTTTAGGCCAAATAAATACTGTTTCACCTCTATCGAGTAACTCCTTAGTTACCTTGTATGATGTTTTATCTGCATATTGATTATCTAGAACATATACGATCTTATGCATAGGAAAGGTACTTGAAATACTCTCTAATTGATCGTCAGTAGGCTTAATACCAGCTAACGCTACACTATTGCGTAAAAACATAGCATCAATTGGTCCTTCCTGTAAAAAGATATACTCAATATCAGACGTCACTCTATCTATGTTAAAAATACCTTTATCAGAATTAGACTTAGATAGGTACTTTGCAATACTTTCATCTTGTGTATAAAGTGCTCTTGATTGATAGAAGTCTACCTTGGCATTACTGTCTCTAGAGTAAAAAGGAAACACAACTCTATTCTTATGAGTATAGTCCGTTAAACTTAGCCATAATGCTCTCGGTTTATTGATGGCGGTATCTAGACGACGTTTCTTAATAAACTCTAAAGCGTCTTTAACTACTTTATTCTCTTTATAAAAAGATACCTGATTAATATCAAATAGGTTGATACTATCGTCTGGTAAGCTCTTAGGGTTATATTTTTTATAAACTACTGACTTCTTAATAACGTCTTCTATTGTTTCGGTGTGGTGTTCAGATTCAGCTAATATTTCGTGTAGCTGCATACCAGTCATATCTTTTATAAAATCTAAACCGCTTTTACTCTTATTACAATTATGACAGTAACCTAAATCCTCTTCAGGTATATAGAAATATCTACGCTTCTTACCAGCACTCTTTCCTTCATGACAATACGGACACTCGCAGTTGTACGTTCCCGTATTCTTTTTAAATATTGGTCGCTTACAGTACTGAAACAGTGTACGTATTACAAGAGTTTGAGATATTTGCACAGGTAAGTAATTAATAGTATATGTGTGCCTCGAAAAATAACAAGTATATTCAGGGTATATACACCCCATTAAACCGGAATAAATATATGGGCAACACTAATCCGTTGTATCGGTCATTGTTAGAGAGAAAGTTTTTTTACCATTTTGATAATAATGCAAATGTAACTGCCTGGTCAAGCGAGTCTATTGTAGTACCTTACTATAATGACGTAGATAAAAAGGTGCATAAGTACCATATAGATTTAATTGCAGCCATTAAGGATAATACCGGAGTAACTCAGAAGTATTTAATCGAGCTAAAACCATACTCACAGACTCAACCCCCAGTACAGTCTAATAAAAAGAAACAAAGCACAGTTCTATATGAAAATTTAATGTATCATCAGAACCAGTGCAAATGGAAAGCAGCATCTGAATATGCTACTAAAAAGGGAATGAAGTTTATCGTATTGACCGAAAAGTTTTTCGGTTAGCCTTTATCTGTATCGCTAAACTCTGGCTCTTCTTCTTTTTCTTTAGACTTCATGCCTGAGAGATAGTGCTTAACGTATGGGTCTACTGCGTCGTCATCTTCATCTTCCTCTTCGTCTTTTTCAATCTCGGGTAAAGGCTTTCCTTTACGAGCAAGAAAAGCATCTCGCTCTGAACGACTCATTGACATAAATTTACGAAGCTTATCGAACTTGGTTTTCTTTTCAGAATCTAAATCAGAAAGGCTTGGCTCGTCTATAGAGCCTGAATCTACATCCATACTCTTAACACTACTGACCATCTTATCAATCTTTGAAGCATTAGTAATGTATGAAGTCTTAATATCGATACCTTGATCATTAAGTGACTTAAGATGGTCTACTACATCCGATACGGATGCATCAGGGTTAGTTGAAAGGAACGATTCGATAGCAGCTTGAGTCTTGAGCTCACTTGCTGATTTAGCAACATCCATATCGTCTTTTTTATCAGTAGATACAGGAGCATCACTAGCGCCGCTAGACATTCCTTTTTTAACCATAGCACGGGCTTTCCAGTAAGGCATACCTTGCGCAATTAATTTAGCGATCTCAGGGTTACCGGCGCGGCCACGAGCACCTTCTGTCTCTATATCATTAGGAATAGAAGGATCAATGTCTTCAGCGATAATATTAGCAAGTTTGTTAAAGTTCATACGAGTATAATGTATACTTACTTACCTTCAGTCAAGTTTTTTCTTAAAAATTCTTGCTGTAAGAAGTCTGTCACTAAAGAGTCTTGTTCCCCGAAAAACTCTCCCTTATCATTAATATACATACTCATCATTGCAATTCGCTCTTGCCGGCTACCAAATAATGGAATAAAAGCAGGGCAATCATCAGTATCAAAGAACCGGGAACCAGTTTTTTGCCATGCTTTATAAATCCCCTCAAATAAATGACCGATCTCTGATCTGTACATTGGGTCTACATCTCTATTAGGGCCGCTTGTTAGCATCACGTCGTTCTCTTCACAAAACGGTAAGTAAAAGATAATAGAGTAAAACTTAATTGAGTTACGAAGTAATGTTACACTTTTATCGATAAACGCTTCATCAATATCAGATAATCCCTTCTCATAGAGCCAAAGTGAATATACTAAATTGTCAATAGGGGTACGATCAAATACCATTTTCTTCTTACCATAATTAGCCATTGCTTCGTCTACTAAGAAGTTAAGAATAGCTTCTTGAGACTCTTTAGTGCCTTTCTTATTGGTCGGTAGTTTTTTCTCTTTAATTAGATCCCGATAGGTTTTATCGGGGGTACAAAACACTGGCCATTTCTCTTTCATATCTTGTATAAGAGTGGTTTTTCCGATGCACTGAGTTCCAATTATGCCGATTTTATTGAGCGTTTCCATTAGTTTAAAGATTTAGATAATTATATATTAATATCAACCCAATCTATCTCATTATACCTTAAGAGCTAAATTCCATAGCTGTAAGTGCAGTCTATTAGAGAATTTAAAGTTATACTTCTTGCAAAGATCTGCAACTACAGGCCCTACTTTAACTAACTCTTCTCTAGAGCCACACATCGGCATAATCCATATATTACGTGGGTTAACTTTAATATCAGGTGCATTTACATACTTCTCAAATACCTCTTCCAGGTCAGACTCTTGCTTTGCAACAAATTTAAAGCATGCATCATTATCTACAAGGTATTTGAGTACCTCAGGCTTATATCTCTTATCAGCAGGATCACCATTACTAGATAGTTTCGGAGAAGTAGTATATGTAACAGAGCATTGCAGATCATACCACTCTTCATCAGGCATAATGGTGCCGTTCGTTTCAAAGTCAATAAAGAGCTCCGGCTTGGAAAGCTCCTCAGCAGTCATAGGTGCATTCCACTTTGCAAAGCCCCAGCGCTCGTGAATAAATTTTACGAACTCAATAAGGTTTTTCTGTTGAATAAAAGGCTCTCCACCAGTAATCTTAAGTAAAGCTCCCTCTCGCAATCTATCGTGATAGCCATGTTTTTCAAACAATACTGCAATCTCTTCGAAAGTCATCTTATTTTTCTTTGACCAACTTACGTAACTATCACAGCCGAAGGGAGCAGCCTCACTCTTAAAGCCAATACAAGTTAAGTTACACATTGACAGCCTCATAAAGACTGAGGGATAGCCGACGTATCTGCCCTCTCCTTCTAAAGTGTAAAATACAAAGTCATCGCTTAAAAAAAGAGTCTTATTAGGGTCAATGTTCATATTTATATTATAAATTAATTAATTAACTTTTCCACCCATCTCCACTATAACCAGGGCCAACGGTCGCTCGGAAGTTATCTTCATATATAGCTGAATTACCTTCATGTTCCCACACCTCTACTTTAGAGCACCAGCAGCGTCCATTCGTACGATCCTCTACCCAGTCATTAGCTTGATCATAACAGAACTTAGCAAATCGCTCAATACCAACTCCGTCATTAAAAATTGTTAACTCCACCATTTTACGCTCTTCAAGCATTTTAAACATATCAAAATCGGGGTCTTGAGCCCAAACAGCTGTTTTATGATCAAATGCTTCTTCAAGAATAACCTTAAGCTCTTTAAGAGCACCAAAGTCTACTACCCAGTTATTCTTATCTAAATGATCGCAAGTAAACCAGAACTTAGCTTGAAGACGGTAGCCATGTATAAAACGACAATGACTCTCAGCGAAGGGTTGTCTAAAAGCACATGACCCCAGCGGTATAATTTTAGTAGATACATATCTATTGCTCATACCTGTATAATATAGTTAATACAGGTTAATTCAAGTAATTTTATTAATATATTTTTCAATCCAATCTAAAAGTATGTCCTCATCAATATCTCCAGGACCACACAACATTGCATTATTTTCTTCGTCGTTATTATATAAGCTTTTTTGTAATATTCTTTTTTCTTCTACATCCTCAATATTAAATTGTATGCAAGATCTTTTATCTTTTATTAAAGTGTTACCAGCTAAAATCGAGTGTATACATCTAATAGGTTTAAACGTACCAACTTGATAATTATTAAGAGTGTTTATAAAATCCTGGCGGTTAATTTCAGTCTTAAAGTATACAAATATCGGCAAGTCGTTACTGCTATATATTTTGTTGCGATATTTTATATTCACTTTGTATTTACTTATTTAACTATAAGTAATATTAATGCAATTAACAATATCCAACAAATTTGCACTCAGGTATAAATACCTATTAGAAGCAATGGATGTGCCGCCCCCTATAAACTTTAAAGTACCGCCCGCCTACGTCCAATCCGTAGATACGTACGCTGGTCATTATCGGAGTGATGAGATGCGTAAATTAGAAACGGTAGTTGCGTGTTTAATATTAGAAGCTGGGGGGGAGGGTACCGTTGGAATGGAAGCAGTAAACGAGGTAATACATAACAGAGCGGAAAAACAAAATAAATCTCTTTATCAAATAGTTACGGCCCCTAAACAGTTTTCGTGTTTTAATGCCGGTATTGATAAAGCAATACAGCGTGCAAAAAAACATCCAAAATGGACTGAAGCAACGCGTATACTAAAAGACCCGTTAACTAATCATACGAGGGGAGCAGATCATTACCACACTCTTGCTGTACGTCCTTCGTGGGGCAAGACGTTATTAGCGCGTGGAGCTAATACAGTAACGATAGGCCATCACAAGTTTTACTATCTTTAATCTACTGTAGTTTCAGATGCAGGATTGAGTCGGTCAACAATATCAGATAGCTTCTGTTGTTTTTCTAATGCATTCAAAACAGTAACCTTATCGTTAAAAACTGCCTTATCGACTGGGTCTAAAGAGTCAGGAGAGATAACTAATGCTCTCTGTATGAGGTCAACAAGATTTCTTAATCCTTCAGAAGAAACAGGCTCTGGTTCTGGGGCCGCTGGCTCAGGTGCTGGGGCAGCAGGAGCAGGAGCAGGAGCCGGCTCAGCAGGAGCAGCTGCAGCAGGTGGGTTACCACCAGTCTGATCGAGTCCGGGGGCTGGAGGTGCTTCTAATAATATATTAGAGTATACTTCGTTAACTAATGAATCAAATTTTTTCATTTTGCAGGTACTTGCGCTGGTTTACCAGCAATAATAGATTGAAGCTCTTCAGCTCTTTTTTTATCAACGTTTGTTTTAGTCTGTATAGCTGAAAGCTCGGCTTGCGCGGCTTTTTTCTCGGCATCCGCTTTAAGCTTGTTAGCAGTAATGACTTTAGGGTCTTGCGGTTGAGTCGGATTAGTACCGGCGTTCGCGCCAGCTGCAGTAGCCATACCAGTCACATTAGCATACTCTTTAATAATATTAAAAAACTTGCTATTGGCTTTAACTTTTTCGTAAATATGATCCATTTGCTATTATTTACTACGTTACAACAAATTTATATAAACAATAGTTGATTTATTTAAATCCGACGCTTATAATATACAGGGGGGAGAAAGGAGAGGCCTATATAAACATCGAGTGTCTATATTAAAGTATTGTGATTAGGTTGTTTTCTTGTTAAGCTTTTTAATAGGCTCACTGCGTTCGCCTTGCCCCTTTACGTATTATATATATCTCGAAGGGATATATTAAAAAGGAAAGGTAAGCTTAATCCCGCGCTTTTCGAGAAAAGCTTTCCCTTTGCGAGGGGAAAATTTATTAAAGTCAAAGTTATAACGACACTCTCTAATTAATAGGGACAGCTCCTCGCTATTACCATTATCTTGTTCTAAACAATTAAAACTTAGTGTATTGGTATAACTTATAACCGGGAACACTCTACATATCTTTTCAAGCGCTTTTAAGAACCTGGCACTTATACTAGCTTTAGAGTTAATATAAAGCACAACATTTTTACGGTTATCACATCCTTTAAAATAATTAATGAGATAATTTAAAGTATGATACAACAAGAGTTTATTAGCATCTCTATCTGCAGTATCGAAACCATAAATTTGCGTTAAATCATGATAGTAACTCTTCTCTATATCGCTTGCAAATGACTCAACATCCACTACCGTCAGACCGAGTGCTATTTTTTGTATACGCATCACCCTTTATTGTAGACTCTAAACTGTTTTGTTCAAGTAATTTCTTCAGTAATGCATCAGGCGCTCTACCTATTCTGCAGTTAATAATACCATTGTAAAAGCCTTCTTTAAGAAGTACATCGTTATCAAACTGCATTTTAGCTTCATAATATGCTAACTCAAATTTGCTCTCGCAGAGCCAGACTATTTCAAACGTAAATTTATCTTTACCAAATTTTGTAATATCTAAATTTAGATCATTTGAGGACGACATATACTCCTTCCAATCTGTCTCAATATCAAAGTGTCTTTTATTTTTTTTACCTTTTAATGGTTTAAGCTTTTTAACTGACTTCATCTGTTTTTTACCAATATAACGCTTTCCGTTTACAGTATTAGTAATAACGTAAATGAAACCATACGGTAATTCATTCTCGCTTATAGTAAGCTTAGTAATCCAATGACCGAGATCCATTAACGCTACTTACTACATGCCAGCTGGTGTTCTACGGATAACCTTACCCTTCTTAAATCCTGGTGGTTTAAACTTAGAAGGTGGGGTAAACTTATTTTTTTTCTTTGAACCAAATAAGTTACGAGCATCTCCTGGCGCATAAAAGTCACCACTTTGACCTATTTGAAAGGCATGAGCTTGACCTGCACCAAAAGCAGCAGCAGATGTATTACCCATATCTTCAAGGAGTGTAAGTATTTTTTTATCAAAATTTTTCATGTTGAATATTGTATAAAGTATACTATACTTACAGAGTTAATTATGGAACTACCAGATTACGATACATTATTTGTTAACTACCAAACCGAAATACTCGGGGATATCAGAGTTGATGAGCTCTCTCTTAAAGATAAAGCGATGCTTGTACCTGTCATTAAGCATAAATGGGTTGCACGTTTAATGACTCATAAGGACCAGATGCGTCGGCTTGCTAATGCAAAGAAAGCAGCAGTAAAAGCACATACGGCTGACACTCCAGTAGCATTGAGTCGGCATGCTTTAGAGCAAGCAGCATTAAACAACCCTAACATTGCAAAGCTCGAAGAGAGTATCGAAAAGCTTAAGATCATTATTGAGTATCTCGAGAAAGTAGAGAAACTAGTAAGCTCCCTTACGTTTGACTGCAAAAATATAATAGACTTACAGAAACTCGAAACTACTTAATGAAGGTTGATTTTCAATACGACTCTAGACGTAAAGAAGTAAAGATTGTTTCTGATTATTTAGGAAACATTAGAGAAAGCTTTTCTGTTAAGAACCCAGGCGCACGGTTTAATCGATATGCACGGTTTATACCTCAACGTATGTATGCAATAACCCCTGCTGGTTATTGCGGTATAGGTTTGGTGGGAGAAATAGTAAAGCATCTTAACTCTCTTACTATACCGTTTGAGATAAGCTTTAATAAAGAGTATACTGATATAGTTAATAAGAAACATATATGTCTACCGACTAGTCCAACAAAAACTCTTGAAAGTGAATACAAGCTAAGAGATTATCAAGAGCAAGCGATACAAGAAGCTCTTAACAGCGGGAACGGAGTAATAGAGTTAGCTACTGGTGGTGGTAAGACTTTAATTATAGCAAACTTGGTATATGCAGCTTTACAATATATAGAGTATACCGAGAAAGTACTAATTGTGGTGCCTGATATTGGTTTAGTTGAGCAAACGTATAGAGATTTTATATCTTACAATTTTCCAGAAAAACTAGTATGTAAATGGTCAGGCGGTAATGAGATTGACCCTAATAAGAGAGTAGTTATCGCAAACCTAGGTATAATGCAAAGTAAACTAGCTGATTTAACTTGGTTTAACGAGGTAGGTCTTTTAATAGTAGATGAGTGCCATAAACTCCGTCGTGGTAATAAAGTTAATAAGCTTATTGATAAAGTACCCACCCTAAGACGGTTTGGGTTTACCGGTACATTACCTGAGAGTAATATTGATATATGGAACATATGTAACTTTATAGGTCCTGTTTTTTATAAAAAGACCACTACCGACTTACGAGATGCAGCGGGTGGTGAGTACATTGCGAATGCTCAAGCTCTTGCAGTACATCTTGAATATGCAATTAAACCTGATTATACAGCGGTTGCAGCTTCTCAGCGGTACCTTACTGAGCTAGACTTTATACATAACAATCAGTTTCGTTATAATATAATTAAAAATATAGTAGGTAAATTACACAATAACTGTTTAATACTTGTAGACCATATAGCACATGGAGATAATATGTTTAAAGTATTATCCCAGCTCACTGATAAGCAAGTATACTTTATACAAGGCAGTGTAGAGCTCGAAGAGAGAAAAAAAATACAACAACTAATGGAGACTGACAACAATGTAGTGTGTATTGCAATTAGCAAGATATTCTCTACTGGCATTTCTATAAAAAACATACATTATATTATATTCGCTGCGGGCGGCAAATCTAAAATTAAAACATTACAATCAATCGGTCGCGGTTTACGGGTCCATGAGAATAAAGATATTCTTACGATTATTGATTTTGTAGATGAGTTAATCTATGGTAGTAAGCACTTCCTTAAACGACAAGAATTTTATGGCCTTGAAAAAATCCAAATCAGTAATAAAACCATCACCGAACCCTAAGGTATTAAGCCCTGTAGCTAAAGCCAAGAAGGTTTATTATGTAAACCCGGCCGAATTTACTGCAGAGCTTCGCAAGTACTATGAGACAGATATAATCACAGACGAGTTAGCTCTAATGATTAAGAACATTGCATATGGTCTAGCTCATGCTTCTAACTTTATTAATTATACCTTTAAAGAAGATGCAATTGGTGACTCACTCATTAATATGTTTAATGCGTTAAAGCAACGGAAATATAATTTTGACCGTGGTGCAAATCCGTTTTCTTATTTTAATTCTATATCTTTTAATTGCTGGCGTAGTCGCATTAAGAAAGAAAAGCGTATGAGAGATACTTTAGCAGCATATCAAGAAGAAGTGTATAGTGTAATTGGTCCGGGGGTAGGGGTAGACGATCCAGTCAATCCTGCTATTGCTCGTAATACCAAGAACAATGAAAATAATTAATTCAGAGATAGGTATATTTTCAGATCCTCACTATGGAGTACACCGTAACAGTGAGACCTGGCATAAAATTGCACTTAACCATGCAAAATGGGCTGCTGAACAATTTAAAGCGAGAAGTATAAAAGATATAATTATACCTGGAGATATATTTCATGACCGTAATGACATTGCTGTTAACACTCTTCACAACGTTACCGACATTTTTGATTGCTTACGGGATTTTAACATTATTATTACAGTGGGTAATCATGATGCTTTTTATAAAGATAAGTCTGATATTAATTCAGTTTCTATTCTCCGGGGCTGGTCTAACATTACTGTTGTTGACAAGTTGGTGGTACTTGAAACGCATGGACGAAAAATAGCTCTTTGCCCTTGGGGTCAGAATATCGAAGAAGTTCCGGCATGTGACTTAATAGTGGGTCACTTCGAAATTAATAGCTTTAAGATGAACAGCTTTAAAGTATGTACTAACGGACTTAAAGCCTCAGATTTAACTAGTAGAGCTAAACTCACTATCACCGGGCACTTTCATCACCGCGAAGAACGCAAGTACGAAGAAGGTACGATTCTATATGTAGGATGTCCCTATCAACAAGACTGGGGGGATTATGGTACTACTAAAGGCTTATATACTTTAGACCTAGACACTCTTAAGTATGAATTTGTTGAAAACAATATATCCCCTCGTTACAATAAAGTAAGATACTCTGAATTAGCATCCGGAACATACACCCCTGAATCTCTAAGAGGGTTTATCTGCGGCAACATAGTTAAGTTTTTTATAGATAAACCACTTGAGCCTAATATAGTTGATACTATTATTAGAAAGCTTGTGTCTATTAAACCAGTAGAGTTTACTATTGAGTATGATTACTCTCAATCCTCGATGATTAATTCTGAAGAAGCGAACACTAAAGACTTCAATATAAGTGTAGATAACTCTATATCTGAATTTATCGATCTTCTTGATATTAAATACAAGGACAAGGTTAAGTCATACGTAACAGAATTATACCATAAATCTTTAAAAACATGAAAATTGGAGCAGCAATAATAGCTTGTGATCGTTTAGAGTACACAAAGCAGTGTGTGGAATCTTTACTTAAAAATAAAGGACCTCTCACTGATATTATACTAGTGAATGATGGCATTAGTATACTTGATGGTATATTACCTGAGGGTATAGAGATAATGAATAATATACCGCCTTACCAGACTGTAGGTAAAGCTAAGAATAAAGCTCTTCATGCACTTAATGGTAGAGGGTGTGATCATATATTTTTAATTGAGAATGATATTATTATTAAGTCTCCTGATGTATGGCAGAAGTATATTGATACTGCCGATGCAACAGGTATAACTCATTTAAACTTTGGCTACCATGGACCTGCTAATAGAACCCCTGATTATAAAATGCCTAAGCCACGCTACGTAGTAGAGTATCCCAACAATATAAAGGTTGCATTAAATATGCATAGTGTTGGTGCTTTTTCTTATTTTAATCCTCATTACATAAAGAAAGCTGGAGTACATGACGATCATTTTAAGAATGCCTGGGAGCATGTAGAGTTGTGTCAAAGAGGCATCAAGGCCGGTCTACTACCTGCTTTCTGGTGGTTTCCTGATGTGGAGGGAAGCGATGATATGCTAACTGAAATACCAGGGTCAATACAAAACAGCTCTATTACTCATACTGAGACCTGGACAACTAACATGAAGAAAGGTGCTGATTATTATAGAAAGCAGCATGGAGTATCTGCAGTAGAGAATTCAGATACTCCACTAGAAGTTGTATTAAGCCGTCTCAAGAGTATATACAAAGCGTATAAGAAATGATAACATTCTCAAAATTAGGCCGCCATGGTAATCTAGGAAACTCTATGTTTCAGCTTGCATCTACTATTGGGATAGCGGCAAGTAAAAACTATGAAGTAAAGCTACCGAGACATGAAACATACTTTGACACTCATTATAATTGTAATAATGTATCTATATTTGATGGCTTTGATATAGATATACCAGTTTTAACTACAAGCGATTATGAGAGCATAAAACATATATATAACGAACCATATTTTCATTTTAGCTCTGATATATACAATATAAAGGACTCTACAGACCTTTCCGGTTATCTTCAGACTGAACGTTATTTTAAAAACGCAGAGTCACAAGTAAAAAAAGTGTTTAGTTTTAAACAGCAATTTACTGATGAAGCTGCGTCTCTATTTAACCGTCTCGGTATAGATCCACTCGAGACTACCTCTCTGCATATACGTCGCGGCGACTTTCTAGTTAAGCAGGTATATCATCCTCTTCAACCCAGTCAGTACTTTTTTGATGCTTCAAAAGCGGCTCGCTTGAAGAATACTTTAATTTTTTCAGATGGTATAGATTGGTGTAAAGAAAACATTAAAGGTAAAAATATATATTACTCTGACCTTACCTCGTGTTTTTCTGATTTAAAGGCTATATCAATGTGTAAAAATAACATTATAGTTAATAGTACATTTGGTTGGTGGGGAGCTTGGCTAAACAGTAGCGTGGATAAAACTATTATTGCTCCTAAAATATGGTTCGGCCCTGGTAATGCACATTTAAATACATCTGATATTATACCTTTAACCTGGACTAAGCTATGAGAGAGATACCTTTAAAAGACTCGTCTTTTGCACATTGTGTTTATAGTAATAACCCAATGCCCCCGAAAACATTCTCAAAGCATATTAAATGGAATAGAGAGTCAGGAGATCCTAGGCATACAGTATATACTGATTACCATGTAACAGAATGTAACGGGGGAATTGGCTGGCTCTTAGAGCCTCGCGAATTAATACCCCATATCTATAGCTATGTAGAAGGTAATACTCACAAATTTAAAGAAATCTGGTCTCACGATGCAGAATTTATCGAGAAAGTTAAAGGTACGTTTGTGCCTTTCGGTGGCTGTTGGATAGATGAAAAAGACTACGGCGTACACTCTAAGTCTAAATCTTTTTCTATTATAGCATCAGGTAAAAGACAATTACCTGGACATCAGTTGAGACACCAGATAGTACAAGCGGGGGGATCAAATATTGATGTGCTTGGTAATGGTTATAAACCTATTAAAGATAAGATTGAAGGACTAAGAGATTATCGATACCACTTTGCTATTGAAAACTGTAAGAAAGACTTTTGGTTTACCGAGAAGCTTATCGATTGTTTAGTTACGGGCACTATACCGATTTATTGGGGATGTCCCTCTATCTCGAAATTTTTTAATGTAGACGGGTTTATTATTTTTAATGACCTTCAAGAACTAAAAGATAAACTTAAATTATGTACCCCGAGTTATTACGAGAGTAAGTTTTCTATTATACAAGAGAATTTTAATCTTGCTAAGAAATATCTTTTAGCTGAAAATTGGATTCACGAGCATGCACTTTATATCCCATAGAGGCAACATAGACGGTAAGTGCGATAAAGAGAATCATCCCGATCAAATTAAACTTTGTGTAGAACAAGGATATGAGGTAGAGATAGATGTGTGGAGTATTGATAGTAAGTTTTATCTAGGCCATGATAACCCACAGTATCTTTTGGATTTTATGTTCCTACGCAACACACCAGGGCTCTGGATACACTGTAAAAATATCGAAGCATTAAATGCATGTAAAGAGCCTTGTTATAATTTAAATTGCTTTGCAATAGATAAGGATGATTATGTAATTACAACTCACGATCATATATGGTTGAGTCCTACCCATCAAGAATTTTACAAAAATGCAATATGTGTTATGCCTGAAGATAGTCGTTGGCATTTTCCTAAAGAACAATTAGTAGATTTTAATGGAATTTGCTCAGATAACATATATCATTATAAAAATTATGTTACTAATCTTAGACATAGACGGAGTTCTCACTGACGGGAAAAAGTACTACGATCAAACCGGTAAGTGTGTATTAAAGTCGTTTAATGACAGAGATTTTACTGCCATTAAAAAGTTTAAAGCTGCTGGATGGATAGTAGTGTTTCTATCAGGAGACCCTAACATTAACGAAGCGATAGCTAAGAACCGGAATATTCCGTTTTATACTAACCGTACCGATGGTATAATGAAGAATAAGTCTACCTATGTTGAACGATTTGAACATATATACGGCATTAAAAGAGATGAAATGGTATATGTGGGAGACGATATTTTTGATATCGGCATTATGAGTGCTGTTAAGTATAAGTTTTGTCCGCATGACTCTCCTCGAGATGTACGTAATGTGCCCGGGGTATATGTACTATCTAGTAAGAGTGGAGAGAATTGCTTAACTGAATTATTTGACCGACTTCTCTATATGAAATTAGTTAAGAGTGTGACTGTAGAACAGGTAGAAATTTTAGATCGTAATGAAAAGTTTTGACGTAGCAATTTACGGTCATTTAAGTTATGATAATATTTTTAGTGGTTTTGATTATAAAACCTCAGTGGGGTGTATGGGTAATGTATGGGCCCAGCTCAAGACAATTAACCCTGACATTAGAGTAAAGTTAGAGCCTACTGATATCGGCGAGTCGTTAATCTTAACTAGCACTAAACAATGTAAAAGAACGAGTATATCCCGTTTATCGCTTAAAACTCGCATACCGACTATACATGATAGTGAAATTAGTCACGTAATGTATATAAACGAGCTATCCGATACTAATTTTATTAGTAAACTATCAGGTTTTATTACTGCTGATGTTTGTAATGGTAAGCCGCTTGATATTACTAATGATAACTTAAAACACATCGATCTTTTGTTACTATCGGATGAAGATGCATTAATTAATGTTGAGGGGTTAGTATCTGCAGTACGTGGACATGTATTAGTGCATCATGCGGCTGGAAGCACAATTTATAGTAAAACCACTCAACCAAAACAATTTAAAGCAGAGCTTGTATCCAACATTAATGTGCTAGGGTCGGGCGACAAGTTTGCTTCGTATATAATAGCTGGATTGCTGGTGGATAAACCACAAAGTATAGATAAAGTAATACAGGATGCCCATAACAAGCTTACCGAATATTTTAAAAATGAAAAAGTATAATCTTCTAGTGCCTCTTGCTGGGCGTGGCCAACGCTTTGTTGATGAGGGTTTTGTTGTACCCAAATACATGATTACCGCTCACGATAAACACCTCATTGACTGGGCTTTAAGCTCTATCGATACGTCTGAGTGTAATCTTATCTTTTGCTTAAGACAAGATCATATTAGTAACTTTGGGGTAGATGAAATATTTTATAAAAAGTTTGGTAAAGATATTAAGATAGTGGTTATCGATAAGATAACTGATGGTAGTGTGTCTACTTGCTTACTCGCAAAAGAACATATTAATAATAAATTACCGCTCTATATCTATACAGTAGATGTACATTTTAAGCCCACGTTTGTGCCTTCTGAAATGAAGGTAGATGGTAATGTGCTTACCTTTAAGAGCAATAACCCTGCATATAGTTATGTAAAGACTAATGATAAAGGTATTGCTCTTCTTACCGCGGAGAAGGAAGTCGTAAGCAGTAATGCCTGCGTGGGGGTGTATGGTTTCAAGTCTGGAGAGGTATTTGTTAGATACGCTGAAGAGATGATTAGTAAAAACATTCGTACACGTAACGAGTTCTATATTACTCCACTTTATAATCTAATGATTGCTGATGGTCTTCAAATTACTATTGAAGAAGTAAGCGACATGTTTATTATGGGCACCCCTGAAGAGTACAAGTTTTTTACTACCCGGGTTCTTAATTATTTCGGTAAAGGAGCAGTCGCACTAGTGAGTGACCATAGCGGTTTTGATTTAAAGGAAGAATGCAAAGCTATTCTAGACCGTTATAATATAAAGTGGATTGATCTTGGTTGCTTTACCAAAAAAGATTGCGATCAATTCGATTATGTCTCTCAAGCTATACAATTTATTAAAAATAGTACCTGTACTCATGGTATTGGTTTCTGCTGCACCGGACAAGCCGTTAATATAGCGGCTAATAAGACTGATGGTATTAGGTCAGCATTAATATATGATGATTACGCTGCGGAGTATGCAGTTAAACATAATTGCTGTAACTTCTTTGCAATACCTGCTCGAGTAACCTCAGTAGATATATTAGAAGAGTATATTAATACCTGGATTACGACTCGCTTTGAAGGTGGTCGCCATTGCGCACGTATACAAAAGATTGAAAGCAGCTATGGACATCTATAATATTAAAGATTTTAAAAACGGGTGGTTTATCGGAGACTTCACCCCTGCAGTATTTAAAAACTGTTTTTTTGAGGTGGCTCACCATCAACATAAAGCCGGCTATACCGGCCCACTGCACACTCACTTTATAGCAACAGAAGTAACATATATTGTAAAGGGATCTTTAGTAGCTTCTGACAAAAAACTATCTGCAGGCGATATGTTCGTATATCACCCTAAAGAGGTTGCTGAAGTTACTTTTCTTGAAGATACCGATTTAATTGTTATAAAATGGCCATCTGTACCGAGCGACAAAATTAACCTATGAGAAAAGCTATTTCATTCTCCGGTCAAAGCCGCTTTGTACTAGAGGGGCTAGTATCTCTTCGTAAGAACCTACACAATTTTGAAGAATATGATATTTTTATTCATACCTGGAAAGGACCATTAAACAAGGATTGTTTTTTATACGATCCTCAAGGTATAATTATAGAAGAACAAAAGCCGGTGATACCAGCAAGCGTTAAGGAATATACTGATTCAGCATTTGTACATTTTAGCATGTTTTACTCAATCAAAGAGAGCTTAAGACTTTTATCAGAGTACGAACAAGCCAATAACTTTAAATACGATTTAATAGTAAGAACTCGGTTTGATATAAGTTTAGAGTCTAAAATTGACTTAGAGAGCTTTGATTTAAAAGAAGGGGTTTACTCTCCAGATGTATGTGCCAACCCTGCAGTTATATCGGATTGGTTTAACTTTTCAACTTCTAATAATATAAAACTATACTCTGAAATATATGATAATATGGTCAGTTACTTTAAACAAGGGGTTTTAATTACTTCAGGCGAGGCACTTATTACTCATATGCTCAAGACTAAGCACATACCAATTAAAAAAATACCTTGTGAGTTATATCTGTTAAGAGATCGTAACATACATACACGTCTTTCCCCTTTCTGGAAATATGTATAATAATATTTTAGTCACAGGCGGTACAAGCATGGTGGGTAAGCACTTAAAAATTTATTTGCCCTCGGCTCATTATTTAAGTAGTGCAGAATGTGATCTTAGAGATCAACATGCCGTAAATAAACTATTTGAGAAAAACAGATACGACACCGTTATACATCTCGCAGCAAAAGTCGGGGGTATTATGGATAATATTAATAACCCGGTACAGTTTTTTGAAGACAATATATATATTAATACTAATGTATTAAAATCTGCGCACACTTATGGAGCTACCAGATTCTTAGGGGTTTTAAGTACATGTATTTATCCTGACCGGCTTGCAGATAAAGATTATCCAATGCTTGAATCAAAGCTTCATGATGGTGCTCCTACCCCCACTAACTTTTCTTATGGTTATGCAAAACGTTGTTTAGGGGTGCAAATCGATACGTATAATAAACAATACAATACAAGGTATAACTATCTTATACCTTGTAATCTATATTCAGAGTATGATCATTTTACTGGCGACAAATCTCACTATGTTAGTAGTTTAATTCACAAAATTGCATTTGCTAAAAAACAAGGCAAAGAATCTATTGCTTTGTTTGGCACCGGAAAGCCGCTAAGACAATTTATGTATGCTAATGACTTTGCTAAAATTATATTTCGCACAATAATGGAAGATATAACAAATAGTTTTAATGTTGCACCAGATAATACATATAGTATAAAGGATATTGCAGAAATTGCTTTAAAAGCATGTAATGCAACAGATTTAGCCATAACCTGGGATGACTCTAAACCAGATGGACAATATAGAAAAGACGTTAGTAATGCAGAGTCTAGAAAACACTTTCCTGCTTTTGAGTACACTAGCCTCGAGAGTGGCATCCGCTCGACCTATAATAAATACTATAATGAACTGGAATCTTAACGAGTCTAACTTTACTTTTTTAGACAGACTAAAAATTTGTAAGTTTTTTCTTAATAAAAAGAACTTCTGGACAATGACCGAACAGGTTCAGCAATACGAAAAAGCTATGGCTGATTACGTAGGGTGCAAACACGCTATATTTGTTTCTAGTGGCTCTACCGCCAACACTATACTAGCAATGTATTTAACTGATAGAACCAAGAACAAGACTGTAGTGTTTCCGTCTACTACCTGGATAACCTCAGTATCTCCTTTTATTAGAGAGGGGTTTCAGCCTTATTTTGTTGATGTTAATATGCATGATATGTCTATGGATCTCGACAAACTTGAAGAATTTCTTGAGACTAGCTCGGACGAGGTAGCATGTGTTTTTATTACGAGCCTTTTAGGGTTTGTGCCAGATATTGATAGAATAAAGCGTATTGAGTCTATCTATAAAGTAAGAGTTATGTTCGACAACTGCGAGAATACGCTTGGAACATATAAAGGTAAGAACATTTCGTCTTTCTTTACATCTACCACAAGCACTTACTTCGGCCATCAATTGCAAAGCGTTGAGGGCGGGTTTATTTTTACCAACAGTCAAGAAGAGTATGAATACTGCTTAATGGCGCGTAACCACGGTATGGTTCGTAGTCTACCCAGCAATAAAGCAAAATACAGTAACCCGGATGTAGACTCTCGTTTTGATTTTTACCAACTCGGTAACAACTTTAGAAATACTAACATTAACGCGTTTATAGGTCTTTTAGATTTAAAAAGAGTTAAGGAATATATTAATACTAGACAAAAGCTCTATTCGTTATTACTTTTACGGCTTAAAAGCAATTTAGTAACAATACCTAAGATGAATCTACTGAAAGCGGGTAGTGACTGTGATGATGTGCCGTTTTGTATACCGCTAATATTTAAAGATAAATACTCTTTAGAGCTTACTAAAGAGTTCTGCATTACAAATAAAATAGAAGCGCGTCCAATAATTTCAGGCAATCTTTTACGTCAAACTTGCCTTAAAGGATACTCAGTTCCATCCTATTACTCGTCCAGTGAGTATTTGCACAATCGCGGTATGTATATTGGACTACATAATAAAGTAACAGAAAAACATATTGACAAGCTCGTAAGCTTTTTAAACCAGCTTGGTTAAATGAATTTACAGGAAGTACTAGAGGCTCAAAGAGACGAAAAGATGTTTAGAAAACATCCCGAGCTTAAACACCCTGCATTTTTGCCTGAACCAGTACTTAAAGAATTTAATTTAGAAAGTAAGATTAAAGAAGCAGTAACATTCATTATACCGTTTTGTGGTAGTGATCGGGTGTTACAGCTTAACAAGTGTGTTAATAACCTTGTGCTTCGCTACCCACAGTGTGAAATATTAATTATAGAAGAAGGTCCAACTCGTATAATAAAACAGACTATACCCGGGACACGGTATATATTTGTTTACTCTAAGAGATTGTTTAATAAGTCTAGATGTTTTAACTTAGGTTTTTTATCAGCATCGAATAGCATTATTTGTGGATTAGATTGTGATATGATTATACCTAGTAATTTGTTAGACGTATCAATAGACAGTATTAATAAAAATAAAGTAGTCTTTCCGGGTAACGATATATACTATGTATATAAAAATGTAGATATTAATAATCTTAACGAAAAAATATGGTACCATAAAACCTGGTCAAAACACAGAGCAGATTGGCAATTTCACGGTGGAATTTTTATATGTAATAAAAAAGCATATGCAACGGTCGGTGGTTTTGATCCGCGTTATGAAGGCCACGGTAGTGAAGACTCTAGCTTTTATCTTAGATGTATAGAATCTACTGGAAATGCTGATACTACTAGAAGCATTAATTTATTACATATAGATCACTTGTATGATGAGAAGCTTATGCTAACAGTTGAAACTAACAAAAATTTGTTATTTATATCTACTCGTATAAGTCCTGCTGAAAGGATAATTGACTGCAAAAAATTTAACATATTTAATAATAACTAATGAAATACAATCTTAAAGACATTACATTCACTATCCCGGTCAGGATTGATACGCCGGACAGACTTTACAATATTAACTACACTGTTGAGTATCTTTTACGTAATTTTGATACCAACATTATTGTATATGAAAATGGCCCTGAGCCAAAATATAACAACAGAAATCAAGTACAACATATATTTGAAGAGAATAAAGGGCTTTTTCATCGCACACGTTATCTTAATAATATGGCTCGGCTTGCTCAAACACCATTTATAGCGAACTACGACTGTGACGTAGTATTTCCTCTTAAGCAGGTACAAAAAGCATACTTAATGTTGAAGGGATTAGAAGTAGACTGTATATATCCGTATGATGGTTATTTTGTTAACATAACACAAGCAGTAGTGACGACAAAAGGCCGGGATTATAACGTAGACGGTTTAAACCCTGATCAATACCAAAATTTTGGTAAAAGTTCTATGGGCGGAGCGATGTTTTGGAATAAAAAAGTATTCATTGAGGGTGGAATGGAAAACGAGCATTTTTTATCTTGGGGCTGTGAGGACTGGGAGCGGTTTAAACGTTTCGCAAAACTTGGATATAGAATTGGCCGAGTTAAGGGGCCTCTTTATCATATTGATCACGCAAGAAGTGTGGACAGCAGCGAGGCAAATCCTTATTATCAGAAAAACGTCGAGGAATTTCAAAAAATTGATAACATGTCAGCCGAGAAGCTTAAAGAGTATATTAAGACTTGGAGCTGGTTATATTAATAAATATATTAAATGGATTTAGAAGAAATACTTAATATACAGAGAAAAGAAAAGCACAGTAGAAAAAACCCTGATAAAGGTTTTAAAGGACAGTACAAGCAAGATGAGTATGTCTATAATAATTTTTTTGCTGGCCAGAAAACCGGCACGTTTTTAGATATAGGAGCACATGACGGAATTTCTTTAAATAACACTTTTTTCTTTGAAAAGGTGCTTGGCTGGAAAGGCATATGTTTTGAGCCAAACCCAGATATTTTTTCTGTATTAAAACTTAATAGAGCGGCAATATGTTTACCGATAGCACTATCAGACGTCGAGGGTATTGCTGAATTTACTAAAATAACAGGATATTCTCAAACGCTTTCTGGACTAACTAAAGAATACCATCCTAACTATACAGATAGAATTAAAGAAGAAGCTAAAGAGTTTAAGTGTAATGCAGAAATAATTAATGTAAAAACAAGAACTTTAAATTCAGTACTTGAAGAGTACAATTTTACTAATATTGATTTTATAAGTCTAGACACTGAAGGCTCGGAACTCAAAGTGCTTGCTGGATTAAATTTTAATAAGTTTACCGTAAAAGTCATAACTATGGAAAATAACTATGACTCACAAGACCATCGCTTGTTTATGAAAGAGCGGGGATATTACCTTAAAGAACGTATTGCAATTGATGACATTTACGTCAAAGCTTAGCCTTGGCTTTCTCTATAAAGCAGTTATAATAACCGAATGCGGTATGTACATTTTAAGCATATAAAGATATCTAACTTCTTGTCTATTGGCAGGAAGTCGGTGGAGATAAACTTTAAGCCGGGTTTAAATATTATAACCGGTAAGAATTATGATAAAGCTGATAGAGCTAACGGCGTTGGTAAGTCTACCATTGCTGATGCCGTGCACTTTGCTTTATATGGCTCTACTATTCGGGACCTTAAAAAAGAGAACATTGTTAATGACCAAGCGCCTGAAAGTCTTTGCGAGGTTGAGCTTGAGCTTGATTACCAGCAAGATGAGCAGGTAAATAAGTGCAAGATAGTTAGAACACTTAATCCTACTAAGTGTTTCTTTTTCGTAAATGGGGAAGATATTACACGATCAGGGGTTCCACAGACTACCGAGCTTATTATAGATACGATTAAGACCTCTTCAGAAGTCTTTCAGAATAGCGTTATTATGACTATTAATAACACGATACCGTTCATGGCTCAAAAGAAAGTAGAAAAGCGTAAGTTTATTGAGGGTATTCTAGGTCTTGAAGTGTTTGGTAATATGTTACTTTTAGCTCGCTCTGATTTTAATGATGTTAAGAGAAATATAGATATAGAGTGTACTAAGAATGAAGAGGTCAACCGTTCCCTATTAGATGCAGTAAAACAGAAAGAAAGCTACGAAGCTAATAAGACCAAAAGAATCGACACACTTAAAGTACGTCAAGATAATAATGTACAAGAATTAGCGGTACTTAATGAAAAACTCGGTAAGATTGATTCTGTCGATATTACTGCCCAAGCTAAAGTTGAAGCTGATTTAAACGTTTTAAAAACTGCCGAGAAAGCATATGAGAAAAAAGTAGCTGCTATTAATAAGCTTATTACAGAGGCGGAAGCACATATTAAGTTCAATACTGACCGTATTAAAAAGCTTAAAAAAGTCGATAGTAATTGCCCACATTGCGGAAAGGACTTAGCTGAAGCAGCTAACTCTCAATACGAGAAAGATAAAGCAGACTGTGAAAAAGAGGTACAGGACTACACTGAAGTTGCTCGTCGGGAAGAGCCTCGTCTTGAATTAGCGCAGAAAGGATTAGATGAATTGGAGAAGTCTATTCCTGAAATGGAACGTAAGTTAAACAATTTCGCTTTACGCAAAAAAGAAATAGAGAACATTAATACTCGCGTTAAACAGCTTAATGACTGGCAAAATCAATTAGTTATCGATATAGATACTCTCAATAAAGACTCAAGTAATTTTCAAGACTCTATTGATGGTATATTAAATCGTCAGAAAGATATTAAGACTGGTATTATAGATCTTCAAGAGAGAATGGATATTATTGAAAATGCTAAGTTTATTACATCCGAAGAGGGGGTAAAGTCATTTATTGTTAAGAAAATTCTACAAGTACTTAACCTGCGGCTGTCACAATACCTTCGCAGACTAGAGAGTAATAGTATTGTTACGTTTAATGAGTTCTTTGATGAAACTATTACTAATGAGAGAGGTAAAGAATGTAGTTACTTCAACTTTTCGGGCGCTGAGCGTAAAGCAATTGACCTTGCTATGCTATTTACTTTTCAGGATGTGCGCCGGGCGCAAGCTGATGTTTGGTTGAATCTTAGTATGTTTGACGAGCTATTAGATTCGTCTCTTGACGAGAAAGGTATCGAGTTAGTACTTGATATTCTTAGAGAACGAGTAGATAACTATAGTGAATCAATATACATTATATCTCACCGCAAAGAAAGTAAAAAATACTGTACTAACGGCGAAATCATTTACCTTGAAAAGAAAAACGGTATAACCACAAGAACCACAAATTATGACATATCCTAACCACGGCGGCGTATTTGGCGCTCCTCAATTACCTTTTGGAGCCCCAGTAGTGGGTAGTCCGCTTGCAGCTAATAGCACTATTATTAATACTGTACCCCAACAAGGTAGTATGCCTAATGGTATGCAAAGAGCAGTTAGTTTTGCAGCTGATCATCAAGGATGTGGTTTTTGGAGAATGCATTGGCCTGAAGCAGTAATTAATGGGCAACAACTGGGTATCATTAATAATAATAATTTTATGATTCTCCAGGAAAACTTTTATCAAGGGATTAAGAGTGTGAGAATTCAAAGACAGGTAACTCCATCTCAACTTCAATTCGTTAAAGCTCTCAAAGCACTATCCGATAAGAACAATAAATTTAAGATCTATTATGATATTGATGATGTAATCTTCCCAGAAGATATTCCTGTATATAACAAAGCCCGTGAAGCATTTCTAGATCCAGTTATATCAAATACCGCTATAGAGATCATGAGATTGTGTGATGGTATCACTACCCCAACCGCATATATGTCAAAGTACTATGAGGATAGAACTGGCGTTAAAGGTATAGTGCTTCCTAATTATATGCCTAAGTTTTGGATTGACCGGTTTTACAAAAAATCTAAAATATCAGAAAACTACGAAATTAATAAGCGTCGGCCACGGGTAGGTTATATTGGTAGTCCGACTCATTTTAATGTTGGTAATGTAGCTGGTGCTAAAGATGACTTTGGTGATATCTGTAACGTAATTATCAAAACAGTTAAAAACTTTAAATGGGTAATTATGGGTGGTTGTCCTTCTGAGTTAGCTCACTTAGTAAGAAGCGGAGATATTGAATATGTGCCATGGTCGCGCATCTGGGACTATCCAACCACATATAATAACCTCAATCTTAATATCGCTATTGCACCTTTACAAGATAACAAGTTTAACTTGGCTAAAGCCCCGATTAAGTACCTAGAAGCAGGCGCATTGGGATTACCTTGCGTGTGCCAAGATTTAGAGCCTTATAAGATGGCACCTCTCCGGTTTAGCACTCCAGATTCAATGGTTGAGATCATTAAAAAGACTCTTTCAGATAGAAAGCGGTACCTTACCGAATCGGATAATGCTCGGGCGGTAGCTAATAAATGGTGGTTAGAAGACAATATTAATCAGTTTACTGACCTATATTTCTCTTGATAATTTGAGGAAAGAGTACACAATATTACACTGTGTACCGTAATATTTATTATAGCCCAAGGGATAGTACTTGCCAGCTGTTTACTTGGGATGAAACTGGTAAGCGTATAATTAAAAAGATACCTTACCAGCCGTATTTTTACATCGAGACTAACTCTGATACTCCTGATGCTCTATCTATCTTTAATACTAAGTTAAAGAAGAAAGTATTTCGAAATAACTTTGAGCGTAATAAAGCTGCTCAAGACGGAGCGATCAAAAGACTCTATCACAATATTCAGGTAGAGCAGCAGTTTCTTATCGAGCAATATAAGGACGTCTATGATAAGCCTGAATTCTCTAATAGTCCGCTTAAAGTCTGCTTCCTTGATATCGAGGTATATTCTCCTGATGAGTTCCCTGAAGCTAAGGACGCTAAGCACCCGATCAACTTAATTACGGTATATGATACATTATCAGAGACTTTTTATACGTTCGGCGCGAAACCTTATACTCCTACTCGTAAAAACGTAGTATATACTGAATGTACTAGCGAGCATGACTTACTTGAAAAGTTTTTAGAGTTCTGGGAGAATGATTACTACCCAGATATTCTTTCAGGGTGGAATACAGACTTCTTCGACTTTCCTTACCTGATCAACCGCATTAATAATCTTCTCGGAGAAGAAGCATCTAAACGTTTATCCCCAGTGAATAGTCTATGGTGCCGTAAAGGTATATTTGTTAAAGGTCAAGAGCTAGACCGTTGGTATATTCACGGTATATCAGCAATGGACTATATGGAAGTGTATAGAGGTTTTGCGCGAGGGCTGCTTGAATCATACGCTCTTAATTTTGTTGCACAGCACGAGCTTGGAGAAGGTAAATTAGCAATTAATGCTACTAATTTAGCTGATCTATCTAAATCTGACTGGAATAACTTTGTTAATTATAATATTCAAGACGTTGATCTGTTAGTACGTATGGAGAAGAAGCTCCAATTCTTTAAGATTATCAGAATGTTAGCTTATAAAGGATTGACTGGGTTTGAAGCAGCTCTCGGTAAAGTATCCATTGTAACCGGGTGCGTAGCTTTACAAGCGTATAAACATGGTATGGTCATACCCACGTTCGTGGAAGGACCTACCCGAGAAGCTATTGAAGGGGGATTCGTTAGAGATCCCGAAAGAGGCCTTCAAAAGTCTGTAGTAAGCTATGACGCTAACTCACTATACCCTAATACTATTATTACCCTGAATATATCCCCCGAGACAAAGGTCGGTAAGATAGTTGCTAAAGATGATGAGAGTGTTACTATACGTTTAACTACTAACAAGGATTTTAAGCTCTCTAATGAAAAGTTCGTACAGTTTGTGCAGGCTGAAAAGCTTGCGATATCCAAAGCTAACGTGCTTTATACTCAAAAGACTAAGGGAGTGGTGCCTGCCTTAATTGATGGTTTATATAGTGAACGGGTAGTAAACAAAGATAAGTATGTAGAGTTAAAGAAAAAATTAAGTAAATTAACTGTAGGAACTGAAGAATATGAAACGTGCAAAGATATTATGGAGCGAGCCGACTCTATCCAACACGTCATCAAGATTCTACTCAATTCTATCTATGGGGTATTTGCTAATAAGTTTAGTCCTATTTGCGATAGTGACCATGCCGGTAGCATTACTCTTACTGGCCAAGCAGTTGTTAAACAAGCAAGTGAGATTATCGACCAGTATGCGAAAGAGAAGTATGCATATGAAGGTAAATCGCTCACAATTTATAATGATACTGATAGTACTCATATTACTATTCAGCCTTTACTTGATAAGAAAAAGCTAGACATCTTCACTGATGGTAAAGTCAATAAAGAAGGTCTCAGACTTATTGACGACGAAATCGGAGTATACCTCAATACTAAGATTAAAGAATGGGCTAAAGACAAGTTAAACTCAATTGATCCGCGGTACTATTTTAAACGCGAGTCTATTTGTGATGTTGCTGTATATCTTGAAAAAAAGCGCTATATTATTCACGTGATTAACGATGAGGGAGCAGATGTCCGTAAATTTAAGTATGTGGGGGTGGAGATAGCTCGTTCTACTACTCCAAAGAAAGCTAAAGAGTTAATTAAAAAGGTAATCGAAAGTAGCTTATTAGTGCAAGACCCGGTTAAAGCTAATAATATATATAGAGACGTGTATGATACCTTTAAAAAGCTCTCTATAGATGATATAGCGATACGAGGCGGTTTAAATGATATTGAAAAACATCAGGTACGTGCACAAGGGTTTAAGATCGCTAAAGGTACTCCGAACCACGTGAAAGGTGCTATCTGGTATAACCAACTATTAAAGCATCGTAATCTCGAGACCAAATACGAAAAAATTACTTCAGGCGGTAAGGTTAAAAAAATATATATTGCACCTAACCGCTATAATATCGACACTCTTTGCTTTCCAGTGAGCTTTCCTTCTGAACTTAACGATTTTGAAGTAGATTATGAGGAAATGTTCGATACAATTATTAAACCACCTGTAATCGCAGTATATAAAGCTCTTAACTGGCAACTACCGCAAGTTAATAACCAATCACAAACCGATCTATTCGATTTATTCACATGATTAAAGTATCCCACGAATCCCCGCTTAGTATGCTCGAGATCTCTCGTACATATAATGATTATGATTACGCTCTTGTGCATCTCTTTGAGACTCATCCAGAGTATTATAAGTTTTTTGAAAGAAGCTTGAATCATGGCCGGTCCGTATTACTTGATAACTCTATCTTTGAGCTAGGTACTGCTTTTGATTCGGATCGTTATGCATACTGGATTAACAAACTTAAACCTACAGAGTATATTATTCCAGATGTACTTGAAGATTGTAACGGCACGATTGACGCTGCTAAGAGCTGGTACTGTAATCAGGATTTTAAAGTACCTTCACCTATTAAAGTTGTCGGGGTAGTGCAGGGTAAAAAATATGGGGAACTGGTCAAGTGTTATACGTTTATGGATCAAGCTGCCGACGTAGATAAAATTGCTATTTCATTTGACTATTCTTATTACCAAGAAGTATTTCCTCATCCTAATAAGTGGGTATCGTTTATGATGGGCCGAGTAATGACTCTTACTCGTCTAATGAATGATGGTATTATTAATAAAAATAAGCCTCACCATTTACTTGGGTGTGCACACCCTAGAGAATTTAGTTTTTATCAAGGATCTGAGTTCAACTGGATTGACACTTTAGATACGTCTTCCCCTATTGTGCACGGTATTAAGAAAATAAAGTATAGCGATAAGATTGGTACCTGGACTAAAGAGTCTACTAAATTAGTCGATTTGCTAGACTCAGTACCAGATGCCGAGCAAGAGCAGGTTATTGCATATAACCTTAAGAAGTTTAAGAGCTATGTCTCATGACCGCTATAGAGGCTATCACTAATAATTTATTATTAAATTACCCTCGTCTACTAGAAGGGGATACCACAGTAGAAGGATATTACTTTGTAGATTGTGCAAAAAACACCGTATTACCAGTAACCGAGCTTGAAGACGTTAAAAAACACCTAATAGCTTACAAAATAACTGATTTTGCTATGGTTATTTTGTTTAATAATAATATAATAGGGTATCGTTTAAACGTATGAAAAAAGATACTTTATGGCATGCTTTGTTCTCTCAATCTGGCTCTGAGATCTATGAAATCTCTAAGCAGATTGGCCGCTTCCCGGATGCAATTATTACTAATAAACCTGTAGAGAAGCTCGAGCTTATTAATCCTAAATTACTGGAAGAAGCGTTTGAACGTTTTGTTTTCCTGCCGCGGATACCAACTCCATTAGAATATAATACTGCTCTCTGTAGCGGCGCGTTAGTTACTTTGCATGGATATTTAAGAATACTTCCGCCCGAAGTATGCTTTCGTTATAATACATACAACGGCCATCCAGGACTCATTACCAAGTATCCTGAGTTAAAAGGTAAAGACCCTCAAAAGAAGTCATGGGATAATAATACATATCTTTATCATGGCCATGTTATACATAAAGTTATATCCGCAGTTGATGAAGGTCAAATAGAGTCTACTGCATACTTTAAGTGTAGTAATATTAAAGAACAATTTATAGAATTAGAGAATTATATAGAGCAATTACATAAGGTCTCAATCAACAATTGGGTAGCCTTTATGAAGAAAAAAATTAAAATAGGAACAATTTACCATGGATAAAAACTATAAAGTAGCAATTTGCGGTGCGCATTCTCAAGGGAAGACCACTTTAGTTAATAAACTAAAAGAGGTACCTACGCTTACGCATGATTTAAGATTCTCTTTTAATATAAATCTTACTAGAAATTTAAGTAAACTATTACCTATTAATGAAGCTGGGGATTCTGCATCTCAGTATCTTATTATGGCTCGTCATTTAGAGTTTGCATTAACTCCGGGTCGTTGGATTATGGATAGAGGGGCATTAGATGGTATTGCATATAGTCATTATTTTTACGATAAGGGTCAGGTAGATAAGAGTATAATGGAGGCAATTGAGAAGGTGTACGAAATGTGCTTACCTCATTATAATAAAATATTTTATATTGCTCCTGAGTTGCCGTTAATAGAAGACGGTCAGCGTAGTGTAGATAAAGAGTTTTTTGATGGTGTAGTTAAGCAATTTGAGTTCTATACTCGTCACTTTAGTATTAGTGAAAGAATTATAATGCTTACCGGTTCAGTAGAAGAACGTGCTGCGCGGGTAATTAAAGAAATACAAACTGATTTTAACAATGAGCTATAATACAAACAATATCGATAAAGTACTGGGACAGAGAGTAGACTCGCCAACTACTTATACTCCTGAAATTCTTGTGCGTGAAGAACGCCAACGCAACCGTACATATCTTGGTTTACAAAACGAGTCACTTCCTTTTGTAGGTTATGATATCTGGAACGGTTATGAGTGTAGTGCTGTTACAGATTCTGGCCTTCCAGTATCATGTGTAGCTAAAGTAGTTTACTCTGCTACTAATCCATATATCGTTGAGTCTAAATCAATGAAACTTTATTGGAACTCTTTTAATATGGAGCCAATGGGTAAGACCGCTAAAGATGTACTCAAGAAGCTTAAGACTACTACTGAAAAGGATCTTTCTGCTTTACTTGAAACTGATGTTAAAGTTGAGCTTTATACCCAGCAACTTCAGGCTCCGGCTCACGCTGAACCGTTGTATAATATGTATAGTAATTATACAGTACTTGAAGAGATCGCTGAAGCAAAAAAGATGTCCTTTACTGTATTCAACGAGTCAGCTGATCTATTAAAGATCGATCATAGCGAAGACGCTATGACAGTAACTGAATATTGGAATAACAAAACTAACGGTCAGCGCCTTATGAGTACCCTTCTTCGTTCTAACTGCAAAATTACTAAGCAGCCAGATTCTGGAGATATTTTTATTTACTACAAGGGAGATAAAACTGTTACAGAGGTGTCATTACTCGAATGGATTGTGTCTTTCCGTAACGAATGTCATTTCCACGAAGAAATCTGTGAAGCTGCTTATAAACGACTTTGGGATATTCTTCAGCCTAAGGAGCTTGTAGTATCTTGCTTCTATGCTCGTCGTGGTGGGTGGGATATTGTTCCGACTCGTGCTTCGAGTAAAAAGCTCCTTGATAGAGCTCTTATCGATCCGAAATCACCTTACTTTAAGTTTCCCCGCCAATAAACTTGACTTTACTTAATAATAATATAATATAATAACATGGACTCAAAAATCATCGTATTCCTCGATAATATTCAACGCACGATTGTTGCTACGCTTGTACAGCAAAGTAATGATACACTACTCGTCACTAAACCCGCTATTCTTAATGTAGCTCCTACTAATGAGAAGAAACTTCAAGTACAGCTCTACCCTCTTATGTTTAGAGAGTTTCTTAAGGACCGGGATGTGTTTCCTACTTGGTCGTACTCTAAGACCTCTATTGTCATTAGTAACGACTGCGAGCTCGAGGCTAATCTCTTATCTCAATATACCGAGATGTTTAAGATCGTAAAGAACGAGCCAGCTCCTTCGATTAAATTGTTCGACGCAGACGACACCAAATAATATATGGCACGCAAACCTTCGGGCCCTAGTAATACGAACGAGACTAAAGAAGCGTCTCTTAAAGACATTTTTGCTGCTGTAGACGCACTTAATGCTGACGCTTCATTACTCTCTGATGAGAACTCTCTGTCTATCGTAAGTGATTGGATCGATACAGGATCATATGCACTTAATGCTATCTTTTCAGGTTCTCTTCATAAAGGTATTCCAGTAGGACGTATTACAGGGTTCGTTGGTCCGTCCGGCGCTGGTAAGACTCTTATTGTTAATAAGATTATCGCTAATGCACAGAAGAAGGGTTATTTTGCGGCTGTTTGGGATACCGAAGCTGCAGTTGATCGTCAATCTGCAGAGGGTGTAGGTATTGATGCAAAACGTCTTAAGTACTACCCAGTAGAAACTGTAGAAGACTGTCGTAATCAAATTGCAACGTTCTTAGATAAAATTATTGCTGCTAATGACCCGAATATGAAGGTGATTATCGCAATTGATAGTTTAGGTAACCTAGCAAGTGCTAAAGAACTAAGAGACGTTACTGAAGGTAAGGATGCTGCTGATATGGGTACCAAAGCAAAGGCGATGAAATCTATGATGCGCGCGCTTACTTTTAAAGCTGCTAAAGCTCGTGTACCGATTGTTTTTACTAATCATATCTATGATAACCCTACATCTTTGTATCCAGAGTTAGTTAAAAAACAATCAGGTGGTAGTGGTCCAGTATATCTAGCTT